GAATAATATGTTTCAATTTCCTTTATTTTAGTAATATCACGTCGTGTAATTAAATTAATGCCAGTGCCTTTTCTACCCCAGCGTCCAGAACGCCCAATACGATGCAAATAGGTATGAATGTCTCTTGGCAAATCAAAATTAATAACAACACTTACTTGTTGAATATCAATTCCACGTGCGGTAACATTTGAAGAAATCAATACACGCGCAGAACCAGTTCTAAATTCCTTAAAAGTACGTTCTCTATCTGCTTTTGTCATGCTACTATGAATGCATGTTACAGGAAAGTTATCTTCTTTCATTGCTTCATATAAATCAGTAACACGTTTTACACTGTTGCAATAAATAATGCATTGAGAAACGGAAATAAACTGATATAAATCTTTTAAGGTTAAATACTTCTGTCTATCATCTTCGACAGCAACAAAATATTGTTTGATACCTTCTAAAGTAAGACTTTCTGCTTTAACACAAATTTTTATAGGGTCACGCATAAACTTGTTAGTTATTTGAAAAATATTATGGGGCAAAGTTGCACTAAATAAGGCAATTTGTGCGTTTTTGTTAAGATTTTGAAAAATATTGTATACTTGTTCTTTAAACCCTGATGATAACATTTCGTCGGCTTCATCGAGTACCACTATTTTGAGTTTACCAGCATTTATATGTTTACGTCGAATCATATCATAAATTCGGCCAGGGCATCCAACAATAATATGTGGTACATTTTCACGCATTGATGATGCATCTTCGTCTATAGACGAACCTCCAATGATAGTTTTAATGACAATTCCTGTCATCAATGATGACAAGCTAGTAATAACAGATGCTATTTGCATTGCAAGTTCATGTGTAGGTGCCATAATTAATGCTTGGTTTGAACGTTCTTTTACATTAATATGTGATAATGTACCGACCGAAAATGCGGCAGTTTTTCCTGTACCTGATTGGGCTTGAGCAATAATATCTTTGCCATTTGCAATAGATTTGATTGATTTACTTTGAATTGGACTAGGTTTTTCAAATCCATAAGAATAAATGCCCCGTAAAATATTTGTGTCTATTTCTAATTCATCCCATGAATTAAATGTTTCATAATTATTTTCCTCTTCTTCTCTCAGTTCGTTGGTTATTTTTTCTTCCGTCATAATCTTTATATTATATTATATTATGTTATTTTTAAACCTTTTTATAATTAAAATCTATATTATATTTGTAATACCAATGACACAAGAAAACAATAATACAAACAAATACAAACAAATATTTTATTATGTATTTGATAGGGTTCTATATATTATTTATATTAAAAAAAATTGATATAAATAAATAGTAATATATAAATAGTATAGACAGAACAATGGCAGCCACTTTGAAGTATAATTTACAGCAAATTAATGATATTGTTAGCAATGGTCTAGTCTGGCAAATTCCAGAAGATACATTACAGATTATTAATTATTTATGTTCGGAAGTAGGTTCTACGCCAATTTCATCTAATATTTATGAAAGAAAAGAGTCGACTAATGCATTTTCAAGTGAAAATATAAGAAATAAAAAGAAGCGCGGAAATAAAGGTATGGAAGTAACATCCGAAGAATGGGAGTCACTTCGTACTTTTCAAACAACAAAAATAGAACAAAAGATTGGAATCGGGTCTGAAATAGACCAATTGCGTTTGCTTCTTAACAAACTTACAGATAAGACTTATTTGGATATTAGGGAAAAAATTATAAACAAGATTAATTCATTGGTCGAAAGTGAAGAATTTAGTCTAGAAGATAGTGAAAAAATATCTATTACTATCTATGACATTTCGTCAACAAATAAATTTTATTCAAAGATTTTTGCGGACTTATATGCTGAATTAGTTACAACCTATAATTGGTTAAGACCTAATTTTGACAACAAATATGAAAAGTTGTTTGAACAATATAATACTATTATATATGTTGACCCTGATGTTGATTATGATAAATTTTGTGATATTAATAAATTGAATGAAAGACGACGTGCAATTACTACATTTTACTTTAATTTATGCAAAAATGGATTTGTACCCAAAGAATTTATTGTTACATTGACGAAGAATTTACTACAGATTGTATTGGATTATATTGAGAAACCAAATAAAAAGAATGAAGTCGACGAATTATCAGAAAATATTGCAATCTTATTTAATAAAGAATTTATTGAAGAGTTTTTACAATCATCTGATGTAGATGAAGAACAATTTGAATTAGATAATAATGATAGCATAGTTGACACGGTTGGACATCTAGCAAAAATGAAGGCAAAAGATTATCCTAGTTTATCAAATAAGGCAATATTTAAGTTCATGGATATGGTAGAAGTATAAATTAGATTATAATAATAGAAATAAAATAATAATAGAAATAAAATAATAAATATAATTTATTATTGTATTTTACATGAGTGAAAATCAAAATATTCAACTTTTTTTTAATGAAATACAAGAAGAATCAAAAAAAAATAATGAAAATATTATAAATGACATATTAACAAGTTTAGAAAATGAAGAATTACATAACATGTGTGTAAATTATTTATTTTCAGAATCATATTATAATGAATTAACAGTAAAAGATTTAATCAAAATATGTCAGTTTTATGGTTTAGATAAAGAAACAAAAGGTTATAAAAAAATGGATTATATTAATTTAATAATTGCATTTGAGTGTACACCTGAAAATTATGAATATGTAGAAAAACGGCAACGATTTTGGACATATATGATTGAATTAAAGAATGACCCAATAATGAAAAAATATGTATTTTGGGACTAATATGCGATTATGTCTATAAATTCTTATCTCACTAATTTATATACAATATGGTTGTATCTAAATTAGATAATAGCATTAATTATCCAGAATTAAAACGGGTTGACCCAGATGACTTAAGTCAAGAAGCAAATCTATATCAAATTGAAGTAAAAGGATTAGAACTAATTGTTGCAATTGGCAATCCTAAAAACACATTTGCAGACAAAGGCATTACTTATTTTCCTATATATTTAGTAAAATATAATAACAAAGTAATACAAATAGGTGTATATGAAGTGTCGTCGTTAAGTATTGTGGATTTAATAGATGAAGATGCAATGATTAATGTTGAACGTTTAGATGAACCTTTAATTTATGCATTTGTTACAAAAGAAATGATTGAAAAACTTAGGAAAGCGCCTCCTGCAATAGAGGAAAAAAAAGATACAAAGGAAAAAGATAAAACAAAAAAACAAGACAATAATAAAGATAAAACAAAAAAACATGAAAAAGACGAAATATTTATTCCTCAAGTTCGTCGTGATTTATTTACAATAAGAATAGGTGCTCTTGTGCCTGATGCGTTAAAAGAAGAAAATGCTAAAATGGCAAAAGATATTAGAGAGAAATATCATGAATCGGAAAGTGATACATGGATTCAACGTTTTATGAGCAATAAAAATTATACTATTCAAGACAATGAGGGTCAAGGTGATTGTTTTTTTGCATGCATTCGTGATTCATTTGCAAGCATTGGTCAAGAAACAACAGTTAGTAAATTGCGCAGTAAATTAGCAGAAGAAATGAAACAAGATGTATATAATGAATATAAGGAACGATTTGATATGTTTTCAAAAGAGCTAAATCATACAAAGGGAGAGTCTATTAAATATAAAAAAGAATATGATGAATTAAAGGCAAAACTAACAACAACAGTTGATAGAAACCAACAAATAATTATACGTGATGCTGCTTTAAAAATAAAGGAAAAATACGAAAAATTAAAGAAAGAAAATGAATATGCTAAAGATAATATAGCTGATATTCATTTTATGAAAAATATAAAAGGTTTAGAAGATTTTAAAAAATTTATTCGTACACCTGATTTTTGGGCAGACCCTTGGGCAATAAGTATTTTAGAAAGATTACTAAATATAAAATTTATTATAATGTCAAGTCAACAATATAAACGCAATGATTATGATGATGTGTTACAATGTGGTGGTCCAGTAGACCCTATTATAACAAGTCGTGGTGAATATAATCCAGAATTTTATATGATTGTTGATTACACAGGTGACCATTATAAGCTAATAGCATATCATAATAAGTTAATATATAAATTTAAGGAAATTCCATATGATATAAAAAAGATGATTACTGATAAATGTATGGAGCAAAATTCTGGTATATTTAAATATATTCCTGAATTTGAAAACTTTAAGAACTCAATTTCGAAGTCAGAAGCTCCGCGTTTTGACGAACTAGGTGAAGCAAAACTGTTAAATTTATATGATGATAACATTGTTTTTTCATTTTATTCAAAATCATCAGCTGACCCTAAACCAGGAAAAGGTTCTGGTGAAAAAATACCATTAGAAGCAATAAATGAATTTGCGGATTTAGCAAAAATAGATGATTGGCGTAAAAAATTATCTAATTATTGGATTCAACCGTTTACATTGGATAATAAACGTTGGGCTTCAGTTGAACACTATTATCAAGCATCTAAATTTAAAAAAAATAATCCTGAATTTTATTTATCATTTTCATTGGATTCTGGAACTGAATTATCCCAAAATCCAGAAATGGCCAAAGGTGCTGGAGGAAAAAGTGGTAAATTTAAAGGAGAACTTATTAGGCCTAAAAGTGTAGAAATAGATCCAGACTTCTTTTTAAAACGTGCAGATAATGAAATGCAAGCAGCTCAGCAAGCAAAATTTACCCAAAATAAAGATTTAAATATTATGTTAGTTGCAACAAAAAATAGTAAATTGGTTCATCATAGAAGGGGTCAATCTCCTGAAGTATTTGATGGATTAATGATTATAAGAGATAAGATTAGAAGAGGCGAATTGTAAATGTAAATAAAATGCAGATAATTTTACATAAAAATATATTTAGAAATAATATAATGGAACTTATTGACGAAACTAACATATTATTATCTAATATTGTAGCAGAAGAACAAGAACAAAAAGAACAAAAAGAACAAGAACAAAAAGAACAAAAAGAACAAGAACAAAAAGAACAAAAAGAACAAGAACAAAAAGAACAAAAAGAACAAGAACAAAAAGAACAAAAGATTATAGAGGAGGAAAAAGAAAAAGAAGGAACCCCAGTGTTAATGGAACTTCTTGAATTCGAAATGAATGATAATAAGATTGAATTTCCTGCAACCATTATGGCATTGAAATGCATGCTAAAATCAAACGTATTGTTTTCAGATAATAATGAAAGACATATTTTTTTTACATACTTAGAGGAATCTTTTTCAAAAATTGTACAAGATAGTCATATTGACATAAAAGATATTCCAGAATTATTACAAATTACTAACACAGTTTACAGAAAGTTCAATAAAAATGTAGCTAATGATAAAATAAATAATTATGAATTAACTAATGTATTTTTATTGACATCAATGAGATTATATTTAGGTATGATAAATAACCAAGATAATAATATTTTACATTTATTTGATAAAATTTTATGTTCTGCTATTGAACTTCTTAGAACACAAGAAGTTGTCCATAAAAAAGATTTATTTTCTATGTTTTTGTGTTGCAAATAGATAAATAAGCAAATAGATAAATAAGCAAATATATAATAAAAACTTATTATATATTTATAATGAAGATAACAAGTAAAAGTAAACAACTAATAGATTTATTTATAAAAAATGACATAATTAAAAATGAAGGTCTAACAAATGATACTAAAGATATTTTAAAAGAATTTTATACATTATTAACAAATGCGTTTGATTTTGTAAAAAATATAAATAAAGATGTTAGTTTAACCATAAAGAAAATCAATAATTTTAGAAATATTCCAAAGCCCTATTCTTTTGCACCTAGTGCATTTCCTGAATTTGTTAGAACACATATAGAAACAATGTCAGCAAGTGTTTTTAATTATTCTGTAACAACTTATGGTAGAAATATATCAATCATATTTGTAACCGAACTAACAAATCCAGAAACACATGTAAAAACATATAATAAATATTGTACATTTTTGTTAGTTTGGTTGTATATTATAAATGAATTTTCTTTGGAAAAATGTGCTTCCGAACTAAAAGTTTATATATATCATACTAGTTTGTTAAAACAATTACCAAATACAAATAATATAGTATTGGATGAAATAAATGTAAATACAGCATTTACACGTACTTGCCCAGTTAATTCTGAAATAGTTGTATTTAGAAAGGAGGAATGGTTTAAGGCATTTATACATGAAACAATGCATAATTTTGGTCTAGATTTTTCAGATTTAAATACTAATGCTTGCAATGAAAAAATATTGTCATTATTTAATGTAAAATCAGATGTAAATTTGTATGAAGCATACACAGAATTTTGGGCAAGAACAATAAATGTTATGTTTTGCAGTTTTGTTAGTTCAAAGTCATACCAACTCTTTGAAAATACATTTGAAAAATTAATGAATGTTGAAATAGGATATTCTTGCTTTCAAATGATAAAAATTCTAAAACATATGAAATTAGATTATGTTAGTTTGTTATCTAAATCAGAGTGTAAAAATGTATATAAAGAACATACAAGTGTTTTATCTTATTATATAATTACCTTTGTACTTATTTATAATTATCAAGCCTTCTTATTATGGTGTGAAACTAACAACAGTGAAATACTAAGTTTTAAAAAGACTAGTAAAAATATGTTAGATTTTTGTAGATTTATAGAAGAAAAATATAGAAAACAAGATTTAATACAATTTATAAAAATGGTTGAAAACAATATACTAACTAACAAGAGTACTAATGCCAATAGTAATAAGTTTATAAATAATAATTTACGTATGACTTTATGTGAATTGGGTTAGATATAGATATATTATACAATAAAAAATTGATTGAAATAAATAGTATATTATTTTATGCACTATAACAAAAATGGGAATTAGATATTTGAATAGATTTTTAAGAGAAAATTGTAAAAAGTCAATAAGTTTTGTTAATTTATCGGAATTATCTGGTAAATGCGTTGCAATAGATATTAGTATATATTTATACAAGTATGAAGCAGATGGATGTTTACTTGAAAATATTTATTTAATGTTATCTATATTTCGTAAATATAATGTTATTCCAATATTTATATTTGATGGGAAACCACCAAAAGAAAAAAAAGCATTATTACAAAAAAGACGTGAAAATAGAGAAGAATGTCAAAAAGAATTTAATAAATTACAAAGCCTGATTTCAACTGTTGAAACTGAAGAAGATAAACAAGATTTATTAAATCAGATGGATATATTAAAAACTCAAATAGTTCAAATGAATAAAGATAAAATAGATAAAGTCAAAGATTTAATAAGGTCATATGGTGCAACATATTATGATGCACCAGGAGAAGCAGATGAATTATGTGCATCTTTGGTTATAAATAATAAAGTATGGGCTTGTTTAAGTGAAGATATGGATTTATTTGTCTATGGATGTCCTCGTGTATTGCGTTATTTTAGTTTAATGAATCATACAATTGTTTTGTATAATATGAAAGGCATTCTTAGTGAGTTAAATATGGAACAAAAGGAATTCAAGGATATTTGTATTTTATCAGGAACAGATTATAATATTAATGTTAATGAAGATTGTGTTAGTTTAATGAATACATTAAAATTATTTAAACAATACAAAAATGATAATAAAAAGGAAGTTTTTGATTTTTATGTTTGGTTGCAAAACAATAGCACATATATAAAAAATTTAGATGTATTAATGAAAATACATGCAATGTTTAATTTGGACTGCAATCATGATAATTTAAAAATATTTAAAGATATATTAATATTCAATGGTCATATTAGATATGAAAATATAAAGCATATTATGAAAGAAGAAGGGTTCTTGTATATTTAGTATAATTACATGGTTCTTTATTTTATCATTTATTTTGTTTTTTATTTAGAGCTAAACTAACAAATATATATATTATGAAAATTACAAATGACGATTTGAAGAAAAATAAATACACAATGGAAGAACTAAAAAATAATATATATTGTGTTAGTTTGTTAGAAATTCTGAAAACCCAAAAGTTAACAGTAGATTTTTGTGTAAACTATTTATTGAACGATGATTTTCACCTTTTAGAAGAAGAAACAAATATATCAATATATCTAATTACACAATATCAACATCATATTTCTTTTTTAGATTTATTGACATATACTTTCAATAAAAATAACTTGTTTGATTTTATGGAGTTTATTTTAGAAAAATAAGTTTTTGAATTTACAATAAAATATAAAATGTTCACTTTATATTTTATACTTTATACTTTTTCTCATTTGAAAAATAATGTTGCATACAAAATATTTGGCGTTAGGGTAACCTCTTCCTTACCCGTTATTGTGCTAATACCATTAAAAATATTCTTATTGTTTTTTATTTGCTGTTAGGTATTAATGTGTAATTATTCAATATAATTACTATATCAAATAATATTAGTTGATTTTGGTCGGTGCCAGTCTATAAAAGACAATTTGGATTGTTTTGCTTTGCTTTGCTTTGCTTTTAAGCAGAAACAGGCTTGACAACAGTCTTATCAGACTTGGTAAAGTGTGGACTCATGTAACGTTGGAGGTTAAAGTAGGTAAGCTCATCAGTATCATTGACCTTCAACAAAGACTTCAACTTGGCATCAGGGTTAATCTTTCTGCCATTCGCCTTGTCTTGCAACTTATGAAGGCGGATATATTCGTTGATTTCACGGGTAACATCAGTACGAGCCATTTCAGTTCCACTGGCCTTACCCAAAAAGGTAGCAAGCTCATTAGAAATGAGAGCAGGCTTAACAAATCCAGAAGGAGCACGGTTACCAGTCTTTCTCTTCTTCTTGGAAGAAGTCTTTTGGGCAACCTTAAGCTCCTTAGTCCATTGCTTCTCAAGATTTCGGTATTCAGTCTTCAAATTAGCAATAACAGTACTAAGTTGGTTAAGCTTAACCAAAAAGTCACCCGACTTAACAGCCAAGTCAGAAGACTCAAAATCGGAAGAACTAGTAACAACAGGGACAGCAGCATCGGCAACAACAGGGACAGCAGCATCGGCAACAACAGGAGCAACAGTGGTAACAGGGGCAACATCAAGCTTAGGAACCTTGGCGGGTCTCTTGGTCTTAGTAGCAACATCAACAGCGGCAGTAACAGGAGCAGCTACAGAAGTAGCAACAACGGGAACAGATTCAACAGCATCGGAGGTCTTAGAGGTCTTAGTTTGTCTAGGCATTCTATTATACTATATTAATGTGTTATCTTTTTAAATAGTTTTAAGGCTTATATATATTATTTGTTATTGTATATGGTGCTAAGTATTTTATTTGATTTTTTTATTAATAAAAAAAATAAATATTTTTTATAAAATTGTATGCTACTAAATATAGCTAACAGCCTGGAATAACCAAGGCAATGATGTAGCTGCATCGTTATTAACCAATGTTAAAGCACCCAAAACATAATACGCACCTAAACATTTACTATCTTTATCTATTCCTGTAGTAACCATTTTTTCTAAACAAGACAAAATTGCCTTTCTTACTTCATCTATCGTTGCCATAATATTTAACAAATGTATGCTACTAATTGTAGAAAATGGATTGCCATATGGAGGACAAATTTCTTGTTTTGTTTGTATTGTTAGTGGAGCACGATAATTCCAAATATCAATTAATTCTCTTAAAAATTTAATAATTTGCATTCTATTTAATTCAAGAAACCATTGTGGGTCAGAATAATTTCCTAATGCATCTATATTTTGAAATAATGTTAAAACACGCAATTCAACCGTTTTTTTATCAGTTATATCATGAGACACATTTCTTATTTCTGTTAGTATGTCTACTTTCAACAATCTACTAAGTGTTATTAATTTTCTAAAATTTTCTATTACCTTACTAGTTATTTCTTTCGTTGTAAAAGGATTTTTTACAATTCCATTTGATTTAAAAATTAAATTATGCAATGATAACAAATCAAATCCATATATTAAACCATCATCGTCTTTATAGCTGAAAAATTGTTTAAATGGTATATCTGATATATCTTCCATCGATAAAAAGTCACATGCATTTGTACATAATGCGCGTTTAAATGTAGCTGGACCATGTGCTGAAATATATTTTCTTTGAATATGACCTCGAAAATATTTTTGTATTAAAATAATTTTAAAAGATAAATATAAATAATTATAAATTCTTGAAAACAAAATAGGTTTAGTACCTGTTACTTTAATTTTATGATGTTTTGCAATTGTTTTTAGTTGATTTATATTATAATTGTATTTTAATAATAAATCAAACGTATTGAATGTTGGAATAATCATGATTTCGTCATTTATTTTAATTAATTTATTGTTTGCATTTGGAGCTATGCTTTCAAATATTTTATCCATATATTCTATATTATTAAATGGAGTTAATTGAGACATATATTATATTTGTAGAAATGTTTTTATAACATTTTTACTTATAATATATTTTGCAAGACCATTATCAATTACTTATAATAAGGGATTGCGTGCATTTATTTAAGCTTTTAACATCCTTTAATAATTTAAAAAAAAATTGATTTAAAGATAAACCATAATATAATAGTATACCCAATACAATGACTGACGCTATTATCGACGCTACTAATATTGATACTTCTGTATTCTCTTATTCTGCCCCTAAATTGCATTCTAGTGGCGGAAAGGTTGTGAATTTATTAAATAAGCATGCAAAGGAATCTCTTACACTTGCAACTCCTCTTATTTTGACTTGGGGTGCTCAAGAAGGACAAGAGCAGGGAACTAAGAAGCCTACTGGAAAGTTTACGTTGGCTCTGCAGTTTCCTAGTAAGGATTACTCTAACTCTGATTTGGAATCTTTCTTGGATTCAATGAAGAATTTAGAACTTAAGGTTAAGGAAGCAGCTATGACTTATTCTAAGGAGTGGTTTGGAAAGGAAATTAAGAGCATGGAAGTTATTGAAGAAAAGTTCAATACTATGCTCAAATACCCTAAGAAGGAGAAGGGCGGTGTAGAGCTTGACTATTCAAAGCCTCCTACGTTAACGGTTAAGATTCCTCAATGGTCTGGTGTTTGGAAGCCTGAGATTTATGATGAAGATGGAGATGCTTTGTATATTAATGGCAAGGTTAATACTCATTTGACTCCACTTGAGTTCTTGAAGCCAAAGACTCATGTAATTTGTTTGCTACAATGCGGTGGTCTATGGTTTGTGAATGGTAAGATTTCAATTACCTGGAATTTAAAGCAAGCCATTGTCCAAAAGCCTAAGCCTACTATGGAAGGTACTTGCTTTTTGAGACCAAAGGCATCTGATAAGGAAAAGATGAAGTCTTTGCCTCCTCCTGAAGATGATGTTGACCCTGATGGAGCACATACTGCTACCATTGTTGCGGATTCAGATGATGAAGGTGATAGAGAAATGCCTGTTATTCCACAAGTTGTTCAGCAAGTTGTTCAGCAAGTCGTACAGCAATTAGAAGAGCCTGTAGAAGTTGAGGAAGTGAAGCCTAAGAAGAAGATTACTCGTAAGAAGGCTGATGCATAAATACATAAATATATAAAAGCAAATAAAAATATTATCATATACAATTAAATTAATAACATTTTTTTCTTCAAATGTTATCAATTATTCAAATACTTATTATAAAAAATTGAAATATTTATTTATAATAATCATTCTAACAAACCATTACTTGCAAATACATTCAACAATGAACCAATCAATGATCAAGCGTCTTGAAGACCCAGTTGAATCTACAGGAAAATATAGACGACACAATTATGTAAACACCAATAAAAATAAAGACAAACTGCGTCGAACTGAGCAGTATAATGTGTTAAAATCCCAAATCCAAAGACTTAAACAACTCAAGGTAAGATATCCAGACCGTTGTCATGCGGAATTATATGGTCCTGCTGAATTATGTTTAGATGAAGTAAAACAAGAACAAGAACAACAACAAGAAGAATCAGAAATAATACTTCACCACCCAGTAAACAATGTGCGTTTAGGTAAAAAATGCGGCATTTTACACGGAAAGCTGAACAAATTCAAAAAAACAAATAACATAGATAAGCAAATCAATATTCATGAAGAAGAACTGATAAATGCTTCTGGCGTATTTTGGGAGAAAGAATATTACTTGCATCTTGTTGAATACACTGGTTATGGTTGGTAACATATTTAACGCGGTTCTCTAAAAAATAGCATTACCATATTATTTTACACTAGCATAAATAAATGCAAAATAATAAAAACAAATACAAACTAACATAAAAATAAATAATTTTTTTTTACAATAATACAATGCGCATAATAACATCGGATTTGATAGATACATTATACATATCATTATCACAAATTCGTGATATTCCTTTTCCTTTAAATCTATATAATTGGTCTTCTTTTAAGTATAACTTTGAAATTGGCACAGAAAAACACTTTTCACCTATTGTACAACTAACAAAATTATTATCCTTTATAAATTGTGCTAATTCATTATGTATGCTAATATCTATTCTACAATATATATTATTATTTTCATCGATTGTTATGTTTGATGGCAATTTTGGCTGACACATTGCTATTATTTCAGAACTATCTTCACATTCAAAATATAATTCATTATGCCATAATGGTACCAAATAGAGTTTTTCATTTACATACAATTTGTAAATTTTGTTATTCCACAAATCATCAATAGTTGGATTCAATATAAAAACCTTGTCATTTTTATATTTTTCTTTTATGATTGAACTAACAAGTTCTAATGTTTTATCAGATATATATAGTATATCTTTGTATTTTTGAATAATTGTATAGATTTCTACTGCAGTTTGTTTATCTAAATCTTCAAATAAATTAACAGAAATAGTGTCATAATTTAATACTATTTCTTTTACACTATGTATTAATCCTTCTTTATAATCTCCCTTTATTATTGATGAAATAAAACCTGATAAAATATTTGAATAAACTTTAGACTCTTTGGAATAGGATGAACTAACAAAAGGATTAAAAGCATTTAAATTACTATCATCAATATTTATACACGCAACATTAGATAAATATTCATATGCATCATTTATTTTTTGAAATTTGTTTGTTGCATCTTCACCATTGTTTTTATCAGGATGCCACAGTAAAGCCATTCTATGATATTTCTTTTTTATGTAATCTTTGGATAAATCGGTTATTTTAATATCATCTAATGATATTTCTAAAATATCTAACGCTAGTTGTATATTCATAGGTTCTTCATTAGTATTCATGTATAATGCTTGTTAAATAGAATAAAAAACTCTCTAAGTGATAAATAGGTCTATAATTATTATTGTAATATTTTAAAAAATTACTCGTTTTTATTAATACAAATGATACTTTTATGGGTTTTATATGTTTATTTTCTATTAATGTTGTTAAAATATACCAAATACATTCACCTATATCTAAATCATATATAAATATATCATATAATACATCTCTAAATTTTAAAAATTTTAGCTCATTTATATTTACCATTTCTCCAATTATTTTGTTACATATTATTTTATAAGGCATTAATATATCATATATACCAGCATGTAAATATTTTATATTTCCAATAGTTTCTATAGACAAGTTATTTGGTATTTTTAGTTTACTACATTTTGCATAAGACATTTTGGTTGGTCTTGGAATACTAATTATTTCACAACAATTTAATATATTTTCGGGTATAAAACTAACTTCTTTGGTTAAAATTATGTAAACTATTTTTGTAAATGTTGAATTATTTTCTTGCATATAACTATAAAAATTGTCCAATAATTCACTATGTATATTATGAAAGTTTTTACAAACTATTATTCCAACTTTTTCTGTTTTTCCCGATATAACGTCTACTATTTGTTGATAAATTTCATGCCATAATAATTTTGAATTACATCCTAATAATGACATATCTATTTCATAATGAATATCACTTATTTTAAAATAGTACTGGTCTTTTTCATATGTTACATTTAGTTTTTTCTCATACTTTAATTCTGTTGGTGAATATTTTTTAATAGAATTTAACATTTGACTATATTTACCTACACCTGTTGGACCATAAAATATTAAATTACATAATTTGTCAAATGATTCAGGAAATCTAGATATAATTTTATTTAATTTAGGATGTAAATTATTGTTTTCAACTGCATTTGTATATTCTTCAAAATGTGTTTCAAGAAACTTCATTGTTTAAATTAATAATATAATCTTTATTATTAAATTAAACTAATACTATATTAAACACATTTTCATATTTAATATAGAATTAAATGAATATTGTAAAAAATATAAATCAATATAATGATGAATTTGTCTATTTTTTAGAACCCATAAGAAATAATATCATAAACAATGGTAACTTTGTTAAAATTATATACTCCACCCCTATTATTACATTTAACGGAATTTATATAAATATTTATCTAAATCATTATAATATTGAAAAATATTTTAATAAATATAAATGCATTTTTGATGTAAATTATCATAAAGATGTTGTAGAACAAATTAGAAATATAGAATATACCATTTTAAACAAATACATAACTAACAAAATTCCACAATATAAAATATATGAACAATTAAAAAATGGCAATGTTAAAATCATTTCAACTTCATTTGATAAGGTAACAACTAGTTTTTTATTAAAAATTGCAGGAATTTGGGAAAACGATAACGAATATGGACTAACATATAAATTTAGTAACTTAGAAGGCTAAAATAATAGAAATTGCAAAAAGTCTTAACCATTAGTTCCATAAAATTTTAATAATATGCTTATTATTATAACAACTATAATATTAAGTGTCCATAAAAAACATAATAATGAATATGTTGGCTGACCTAATATTTGTAACGGGGTTTGACCTATATTTCTAATTGCTGATACTAAAAACCATAATTGAACAATAATTAAAAACAATGATATATAAGAATATGTATAATATTCTGGAGACACATGTCCGTCTGATATGCGTTGCCAACTATTATTTGTAAATACAATTGTTACTATAATAGTTATTAACATAAGAATAAATGGAAATAAGTCAATAATATATGATAGTTTAATTGACTCTAAACTAACAAAAGTAATAACTAAAAAAAAGACAATACCAGCCAACAATCCTGAATAACCAGAAATCAATGATATTACACCATTTTCTCCTGTTGCATTAATTGTAAGAAGAATTACTATTGTAGATGCTATTATTATTGTAACTGGAATGAATTTTAAAAAACTAATGTAATTAATTGAATTGTTTTGCATAATTTGATTTTGAATAGCCATTATAATATATACATATTATAAATCTTTATTGACATAACATAAATCTTTATCTAATTATTTGTTGTCTTCTAATTTTTTTAATCTTTTTTCTAGTATTTGAACCTTATGAACTAACAAAGGAATAAATTCTAAATAATTGATTGCTTTTATTTCTCCATTTTTTTCATGGTTATTTGTAACACTTACATCTATAGGTTTAATTGCAACTAATTCTGGGAAAATATTTTCAACATCTTGTGCAATAAATCCATAATGTATAATAGATTTTGGGTCGTGTTTTAGACTATATTTACTAGGTTTTAATTCATCCAATTTGTTAGTTAGTATAGGATTTAAGACTTCAATATTTTGCTTTAATTTTATGTCAGATGGATTTATTATACTACCATCAACATATAAATTTCCAGGTATGTATACACTATCATAATTAAGTGATTTTGGAGTAAGTACACTAAGGTTTGCATATGATACTATTTTCCATAAATTTGCAGGAACACCGGGTATAAAACTTCTTACTGTTGATGAATAATTTGCCACTTTACCTCCATAATTTGCAGACATAATAATATATATATTAAATATATATTTATATAAAAAAATATATATATAATTATTATATGAGTAGTTTTAACTTATTTAATAATCATCCTATTATTCCTAATGCAAATCAATATTTTTATGAAAAAAAATATGTATCTGTTCACTCTGAAGACAGAGATGTTCTTAAGTATCCCAATTCATCTGAATTTGAAATTGAATTGCCACAAGATTATTTAAATATTGCCTCTGTACGATTGTATTCTTGGGCATTTCCAGCTAATTATAATGTATTTTCTGTTTTTAATTTTAATGTGTCTTTAACATTTAAATATACCAATTTATATAATCCAGGAGAAAAGGGTTATTCAGACCTTTTAACTGAGGCTATATTTGCGGCTTTATATGCAAATTTAGATAAAGAATATATTATTATTATTGAACCTGGGTTTTATAATCCTACTCAAATGGCAACTGAACTAACTAACAAATTAAATGAAGTTGTTACTGCTACAATTGATAAATATTTTGAAACTCACAGTGAATATGACCCAATTAAAGACCTATTTACAGGTTATGATAGATTTAAATCTGTATACAATAGTGTAACACAAAAATTATGGTTTGGTAATAACGCTGACCAATTTACATTGACAAATGATTCAGCTATTTATTTAAAAAATGAGTATGTGGATTCATCCTGCGTCAGACGAAATAATCTTCCAGAATCTTCTAACTGGGGTCTTCCTTCTTATTTAGGATTTACTCGTTGTTCAGTTACAGCTTTAACAGCAAACGATATGTTGTTTAATCCTGACATTGGGTTAGATGATAACAATATAGTTAATTCTGCATTTCAATTCCAAAAAGTTCCTCGATTTTATTATGGTGACGCGGTTCCAGATTCTGGTGATAATGGGTTTTGGTTGTTGCCTGTTTTACCAGGGGCTGAAGTATATTTTTTACAAGCACCATTAAAAATAAATTTTATGGGTCCAGCTTACCTTTATATGCAAATAGATGGTTTAAACTGCATAGACGAAACTTCTCCATTTAATATATCCAAATTTACTGCACATACAAATGAAACAAATGGAATCGTTAATTCTTCTTTTGCAAAGATAGCAATACCCGCAACACCCTTATCTCAATGGTTTGACGATGATAGTGGACCATATAAGTATTTTAATCCTCCAGCTGAACGTATTAGAAAATTAAAAATAAAATTTCGATATCATAATGGACAAAACGTCGATTTTGGTTCATTTGATTATTCATTTATGTTGGAATTTAATCTTTTAACACCGCAACAAGAACGCACATATAGTATTAGAGGTGCATTTGATTTGGGTCAAATACAAGGATAAGTTTATACTATTTGATACTCCATCATATCTTCAATATTTATGTTTTTCATAATAGTCGGTAAAAACTTTGATAGCAAATATATTTCAATAATTACAGCAATTATCATAACTAATAAATAATATAAATATTTTATAAATATAGACTGTTTCTTAACACACGTACAATTTTCATATTCATCATAAACTTCATTTATTGATTCTTCTTCTTGATAATAATCATTGTTTCCATTATTATTATTATCATTATAAACAATACTATTGTATTCTGTTTGCATTATTAGTGGACTCATTGCTATATTATTTATTATGAATTTATGTTTAAGTTAATTTATTATTCAATTTTTTTGTTGGTTTTGGTGACACTTCTTTTTTATCACTAGAAATATACATTTGATTTATCCAATTAACTAACAAATCCTTATCACATGTCTTATAATCATCTTTAAATCCATCTAATTTAAAGAATTTTGGTTTTTTATCTTCAAGTTTTCTTGCATTTGCCTTTTTATAATAAATGTAGTTTCCATATTTTCCAGTTCTAATACTTAGTTCTTTTGTTAGTTCTCTTACTAAACCAACAGGCTTTGTTGGGTCTAAAGTTGTTTCTTTATCTAAAAATCTTATTACATCAATATATTTTATTTCTGAAACTTGCAAATGTCCAAATTCTTCTTTAAGAGACTTTGTTTCTTTATCCCATTGAGCATATATGCCATATTTACCTTTTTTAACATATAAATCTTTTCCATTATATTTTCCAATGGCAGTTACTGCTATTTCTTTTTCTTCTATAATATCTTCTAATTTTATGTTTTCCATTTTTTTGATAAGAGTTATATCTAATCCGGGTTTTAATGGCAAAAAACTAACATTTTCTTTTGAATCAATGCATTTGACAACTGGACCAAATTGTCCTATTATTACAGAATGACGTTCATCTATTTTAATATTATATTTACAAGCTGGTAATCCATTTGTAACTTTAGATAAATCAGTATAACATTGACTGCATAAAGTAGACCATTCTTTTTTTCCCTTAGATATTACATCTAATTCTGTTTCCATAGTTTTTGTATAATCATAATTGAAAAATGAATCAAAATGTGTAATAAGATATTCAATAACAATAATGCCAATAGGTTGTATAACAAGCTTGTGTTTTTCAGTTCCAAATGTTCTTTTAGTTTCTTTTATTGTTAGAACTTCATTTTCATAAATAAAATCTGTTCCTTGAATTTCTCTACCTTCAATATTTGTTTTCTCTACGTATTTACGTTCTTGTATTTTATCAACAAGTGATGCAAACGTTGATGGGCGTCCTATACCATTTTCTTCTAATAATTGTACCAATCTTGCTTCTGTAAAATGAGATTTTAGCTCAATTAAATTAAAATTACTTTCTATTTTTTTATAAGGTAAACTTATATTTTGCTTCAAATTTATAAAATATTGATATTCTTTTAATTCATTTTTAACATTTTTATCTGCAATTTGCCATCCAAGAAATATTACTTGTTCTGCTTTTCTTGAAAAATAGCCGTCATTTGGTGCGCTAATTTTAGCAGTAACAGAGTTGTATTGTGCCGAAGGCATGCATGATTGCAAACTTGTATACCAAATTAATTCATATAATTTTACTGACTTAGAATCAACATCAACTAACAAATCTTTACTAATTGAAATTTTAACTGGTCTAATAGATTCATGCGCTTCTTGAGGCATTACTGGGTTGTTGTTTTCTTTTTTTGTAATCTTTCCCTTTTTTACAGGGTTCTCTTTTTGCTCTTTGCTTTCACAATCAAACTCCAACGAATAATGTGTTATGGATGCACTAACATATTCCTTACCAAATTTATTTTCAATATAGTCTTTAGCTGATTCAATAAATTCTTTGCTATATTTTTTAGAATCAGTACGCATATAGGTTATATATCCATTTTCATATAATTGTTGTGCATATTTCATTGTTTCTTTTGGAGACCAATGAAACTGATTTGAAACCAATTGTTGCAAAGACGATGTTGTCAATGGTTCTGGAGATTTCTTAAAAACCTTTTTGGGCTGCGTTACACTATAAATATACTGGTTACTTGGTAATAGTTTATAAAAATCATTTATTTCTTCATTTGTTTCATATTGTTTATTTAATTCAAACTCTAAATTTAGATTTGTAAAATAACCAATTGTATTGTAGACTTGTTTGCCTGGAGACTTTTGTATTTCTATATAATTATCATATACTATTCTTAATGCAGGACTTTGACAACGACCAGCTGATAAAGAATTGTCATATTTTTTTGAAATTGCATTCCATAATATTGGAGTTACAGTGTATCCAACTAACATATCTAATATTTGTCTTGATTGTTGAGCATTAACTAAGTTCATATCTATTCTACCAGGATTCCTTACCGCATTTATTATAGCTGTTTCAGTAATTTCATGAAAAATAATACGCTTAGTTTTTTCAATTGATAGTCCAAATAAGTCACAAATATGCCAGCAAATACCTTCACCTTCCCTATCTCCATCGCACGCTAAAATTACTTCAAATGCAGAATTTATTTCTAACCTCAATTTTTCTATTTGTTTTAACTTAATATTATCATCTATTAGTGAAAATTTTGGCAAAAAATTGTTGTTAATATTAATATCATCTAATCCATTTATTTTACGAAAATGACCATAAGTTGCTATTACTTTATATCCTCCTCCTAAAAAAGACTCAATCTTTTTACACTTAGCTGGAGATTCAACTATTATTAATGATGTTCTTGACATTAATATAATATGTAAATTGTCTTTGAATAGTTTACGTATTATGTTTTTACATTACATTACAACCACCTTGTTTACCTTCTTCAGTATCCTCATTTTCTATATTATTCTTTATATCTACATTTGAACTACATTCTTTTGAACCATTATTTGCTTTTTCGTTTTCATCTTTTGTTTCTTCATCATAATAACTTTTTATTAACTCAATAAAAATATCCAAAGTTAAAAATTCTGGCCTAGAACCATTATCTGCATATCTAACAGTTAGTTCTTTATTTATTGCATTATCGGATGTTATTGTTATAATATCATTTCCATTTTTCTTATGCTTTATTAATTTCTTTGATAATGATGCATTATAATCATTATCAATAAATACATTAGATGTTATAACTTGATTAATTGCACTTTTTATTTCATTTGCATATTCTTCGCATCTTGGGTCAATTGGAATTATAGTAAAATTAAGTGACATATATAGAATTTAACCCATTTATCTTTAAATAATAAATGGGTTAAATATATTTTATTAGAGTTATTTTTTTATTTTATACAAGATAATCATCAATTATGTCAGATTTTACTAAAATAGTTACTTGTTCTAACAATTGTGAAAACTTTATTAATTTATCTTTATTTTCTAAAAGTATTGTTTTTGCCTCGTCATACGCCTCTTTTACTAATTGAAGAACTTCCTTATCTGAAATGGTTTTAGTATATTGTGAATATTTATCTGATGTTCCTAAACTTCTACCTAAAAATGGATTTGATTCATCACTAATATCTTCATTGTAAAATACTTCTAATTTAGTACCCATTCCAAAATTTCCGATCATTCTTTGCGCTAACTTATTTGCTTGTCTTAAATCTTCAATTGCACCTAAAGATACATAATCATTTCCATAAATTACACTTTCAGCCGCTTTTCCTCCCATTGTAATAATTAAACGCTTTTTTAATATATCTTTTGTATATAACCCCCCTTCCTTAATTTCTTGTTTTTCATTAAAAATTGTATATCCTCCTGCACCATTATAAGTCGGTTTAATAGATGCTTTCTGAAATTCAAAATATTCGTTAAATTTTAATGCCAATAACGCATGACCGCTTTCATGTATTGCAACTCTAGTTCGCGTTAAAGGATTTGATGATGCATTATTCTTTATTAATCCAACTATTGATTTTTCAAAAGCATCAAATATATATTTTTCTTGAATCACATTATAATTGTTTCTAGCAGAAATAATAGCTGCTTCATTTATTAAATTTTTTAATTCCGCTCCAGAAAAACCATCTGTTAGTTCCGCTATTGCAGAAATATCAAACTGTTTTTCTATTTTCTTGTTGTTTAAATAATATGACAAAATTTGCTCTCTAGAAGATTTGTCTGGAACTGGAATCCTTATTATTCTATCAAATCTTCCAGGTCGAAGTATTGCCTTATCTAACACATCTTTTCTATTTGTCGCAGCCAATACTACAATATCTGTATTATTATTGAATCCATCCATTTCATATAACAACTGATTCAATGTTTGCTCACGTTCATCATTTGCCATATTAATTCCTGCACCTCGTTGTCTAGCAACTGCATCTATTTCGTCAATAAATATGATACACGGACTATTTTCACGTGCTGTTTCAAATAATTCTCTTACTCTTGCGGCACCCATTCCAACAAATAGTTCAACAAATTCCGAACCCGCCATAGAAATAAAGGTAGAATTTGTTTCGGTTGCAATTGCCTTTGCTAATAATGTTTTACCTGTACCTGGGGGGCCTTCCAATAATATACCTTTTGGCATTTCAGCTCCAATTTCCTTGTATAATTCCTTTTTTTCAAGATATGATACAACTTCTTTACATTCTTCTATCACTTCAGGACTACCTATCCAACTACTCAAAGATACATTAGGCTTAATAAATAAGTAATCCATTTCATTTTCATCTTGAAAAAAAGGTATTCTATTGTTATTGCTACCAATCATATTATTTTTATTACCTTTTTTATTAGTAAAATTATTTGGTTTAGGCATAGAATTAACTCCTCTATAAAATACAGAAATTACCAATATTAATAAATATACTGGAACAGCATATGATGCTAATACAAATAATTCATTTAATATATGTTGAATATTTGTGATAGTGGATGATGTAAAATCGGTAAAATATATAGACACATGTGATTCAGATGCTTTTTCAACTAAATTGGGAACAACCACTGGATTTATATTCGAAATATGATAATGGGTGTATATTGATTCATCTTTAAAAGGTAAATTTTCATCTGCATTATCAATAGTAACTAACTGTTTATAATCATTATTAATATAAACTCTTGAAACTTTATTATTTATTATATTATCTATTACTTGATTATAATTATCTTTAAAAAAATAAGGTTTAAATTTTTGTATTAAATTTATATCTTCCAAATAATCATTATTTGCAGTTTGTATTTTTGAAGATAACTTTATAGGCATTTTCAATTTAAATAAGAATGAATTACTGTTTGTAAAAAATGTAAATAATAAAATTAGAATTTTAAACATTTTATATTCTTATATAATTAAAAATCTTTAAATAGATATTTTGAATACCATTTAAATATAAAATAAAATATATAAACTATAAATATGTTATATATTTTATTATTACTAACTTTGATTACAAACATTAAATGTTTTAAAATAAACATAAAGCAACTAATTAAAATTAAAAATATAGATTGGTGGCGTTCTAAAGATTTACTAAATTTAAATAAAAACAATTATAATACAGAAAAAATTATGAATCCAAAACAAAAAAGTCTAATTTTATATAATAACAATTGTGATAAATTTTTTAATCTTGCATATAATCCTACATTGGATGGTCATAATCAAAATGGACAATTAACTTGGTATCCTATTGGTTTCTCACATGATTTTTCCAAAACACCTAAAAAAGTAACAATACGAGATGTAAATTATGTAGTTTGGAAAGATTCGATAAGTTATTATGGACTGAGGGATTGCTGCAGTCACCAAGGTTCATCATTTATTGGTGGAGACACTTATAAAAATAGTATAATATGCCCTTATCATGGATATACATTTAATGGAGAAGATGGTAAGTTAAGTGAAATACCTAAATTACAACACATTAATTCTTGTAAACAGAATGTTAATTGTTTTAAGGTTGTAGAACAAGGTGATGTCATATATTTAAATACTATTCCTCTTAAAAATGAAACAACAAAATATCTTTTAGACGAATCTTCTATTTTTATTGAACCAGAATATTTTGACCAAGAACAAAGAGCAGTTTACTTGTCCGAAGATTTTGACCATTATGCAAAGTTTGTTTCTGTTAATAGTTTAGATATATGTCATATTGGGTTTGTTCATACTTTTGGAAATAGAAAAAGTCCAAATCCCGTTGATTATTCTAATATTATAAAAATGAATGATACTGATTATCATTATAAAATTATTTATGATTATGTTGCAGGAGAAAATTCATTGGTAAATAAAATATATAAGTTCGAAAACATAACAGTTGAAAATGAATATGTTTTACCACATACTACTGTAGCTCGAGTAAAGTTTGGCCCATTGTCATCTACTATTATAACTCATGCCCTGCCAATATCTAAATTTAAGACAAAATTATTTGTAAAAGCATACAGAAATTATTGGAGTTTTAATTTAAATAAACATAGAAATAATATGTTAGTTTATCCTTTTCAAACTCTTGTTAATATTTTAGGTGACAAAATAACGCATAATACAATGTATACCACATTAAAACAAGATAAATCGATTGTTGATAATATTGATAAAACTGAATATGAATCTATGCATGGTAAGTTTAGTGTTATATATGATATGTTTTCAAATCATTATAAAAGTATGTATAAAAAAATGTATGAACCGGGTGAATTTATGATTTAGATTTATTAAACCTACTTATTTATGCTTTACTGTTTTTTATAGACTTAAAATCTTTCCATGATATTTCTACTTGAGCCCCCTTATATTCCGATTCCATTTTTCCATTTTCTTTATTTAATTTTGCCGCTTTTCTTAATGCACTATCAACATATATTTCTTTTAATAAAGTACCTACTTTAAATGAACCACTATGCTGGTCCAATTTACCTTCCTCTATTTCCTCTAATACATCCAAAAACTTATATAAAATTTTTAAATCCATTTCATCTTTTCTTATTTTGTTATAAATGTCAGTATAATATGTAAATAAAAAATTACATTCTAACATTGCTTCCATATGTAAATCATCTAAATTGTCATTATGCTTTGCCTTTAATGTAATCAATGTATTTACTTCGTTTCTTAATATTTCACTATGCTTTAGCTGTCTAATTAATTCAGTTTGGTCTACTACATTATTTTCAGCAATCATGTTTTGCAAATGCAATCTTTGATTATCGTTCATTTTTATAGTATTTAAGTATACTATTTTTTTAAATTTTAAACTAACAAACAAAGTAGTAAATTAGCAACAAGATAAAATATTATATTGCCTTATTATATAATATAATGCCTGCTAATTTATCTGACCTAGGTGCACAACCACAACAAATTTCAGCAACTAATGGAAGCATTTCTAAAACGGTTCAATTAAACATGGCTAAACAAGCTGACCAACAGTCAACACTTGTAAATGCTGTTGGTGGTAAAAGGATTAAACGTAAAAGTATGTCTAGAAAAGGTGGAGCTACTGCTCAAGCACCTCCTTTAAGAGTAGGATATAATGACCCTTCTGGTTCAACTCAAAATAATGCAAATGCTATTAATAAATTGGCTGTTGATTCACAACAATCTGCTGTATTTGATACTGCAACTTCTCAAGCTCAAACACAACAATTAGCTGCACAACAACAACAAGCTTTGTCAGGAGGAAGAAGAAAAAGTAGAAAGTCAAGAAGAACTCGAAAATCCAGAAAATCTAGAAAATCTAGAAGACATAAAAAATAAATGACGTTTGCAAGTCAAAATAAAATAATTATATATATTAGACATGCCATCTATGAATAATTACTTAAATTTTATATATGTTAATTTAGGTTTTGTTGCACAAGTAGCCGTTATGACATATTTTAAATCAGCATTAGATATCAAAAAAAATTGGCCATTATATCGTTGTAACCCACCTTATTGGATTTTTTCTGACAATATAGCAGAAGATTTTAATTATTGTGTTCAAAACACGCAAACAAATATGATGGGTTATCTATTAGAACCTATTAATTCGTTGTTTAGCTCTTTAACAACTGTTGGAACACAATTTAGCGGAGCCATTAATAATGTTCGTGTTATGTTTAGCTCCATTCGAGATTTTGTTACAAGCATTATTCAAAATGTATTTGGAGTATTTTTGAATTTAATTATTGAATTTCAAAAAATGATTATTAGCATTAAAGATATGATGGGTAAGATGATTGGTATTGTTGCAACTTTAATGTATGTATTAGATGGTTCTATCAAAACAATGCAAAGTACATGGAATGGACCACCTGGACAAATAGTCCGTGCAATTGGGTCATGCTTTCATCCAGATACTTTAGTTGAATTAAAAAATGGAGAAATATATAAAATGCAAGATTTACCTTTAGGTTCTGAATTAAAAGATGGAGCAAAAGTATTTGCTATATTAAAAATAGATAATTCAGAAAATGATGCATTATACAAAATTAAAAATGGAGTTAATGATTCTCCTATTTATGTAACTGGTAAACATTTTATACAGAATACAAATAATTCTGGCGAAAAATGGATACAAGTTAAAAACTCTGAGTTAGCTGAAACACAAAATGAAGTGACAAGCAATTGGTTTTCATGTTTGATAACTACAAATCGTAGAATTGTATTGGGACAACATATTTTCTGGGATTGGGAAGATGATGAACTTTTACAAGGGTAAACTACTCTAATCCCCTATTATATAAAGTATAAATATGTAAATTATTATCCATTTATAGTGTATGGATAATAATCTACAAAATACAACAAAATTTATAAATGAAACTTATGATAATTTAACATATTTAGACTTATACAGTAGTTCCGTTATGTTATTTTTATTTATTACATTATTAGTATTTGCTGTATTTTCTTTTTGTAAGATTATGCAAACTAAAGAAGCAATTGCTGCTAATTGGACAACAGAAAGATGTAAACCTCAGAATATTCCTTTTGCTGGATTTATTAATAAACCTGAAGACAAAACTTCTTTTCAATATACCAATGAAAATTTTCAATATTGCATTCAAAGTATTTTAACTAATGTTACTGGATATGCGTTAGAACCTTTTCAATATATCTTAACAGCTATTACAAGTGTTTTTCAAGGATTAATGGATTCTTTACAACAAATTAGAGAAGTATTTAACAAATTACGTAATAATTTTAAGGTTTTTGCCGAAGATGTATTGCACCGCATTTTAAATATTATGGTCCCTTTGCAACAAATGGTTATTGCTATCATTGATTCATTTCAAAAAATTCAAGGAATATTAACAAGCAGTTTATACACAATGCTTGGTTCTTATTACACATTGAAAGCATTATTAGGAGCCATTTTAGAAATAGTAATTAAAATTTTGTTGGTAATGGTTATACTTATTGTTGCTTTATGGATATTGCCATTTACATGGCCAGTTGCTACTGCCATGACAGCCGTATTTTTAGGAGTATCTATTCCTCTAGCAATTATAATATATTTTATGAGTGAAGTAATGCACATAGAAGCAGATGCAATGCCTAAGTTACGATGTTTTGATAAAAATGTTATGTTAGAAATGGAAAATGACAGCAAATGTCCAATAATGAACGTTAAAATTGGTGATAAATTAAAACATTCTGGTACAATTACTGCTATCATAAAAATACCATCTCATCACCTTAAAATGTATAATATTAATGGAATCATTGTCAGTGAATCACATATACTAAAATATAATGGAGAATGGATGTATTCAAATAAACATCCTAATGCTAAATTAATAGATAATTATGATAATCAAATTTTATATTGTTTAAATACGACCAGCAAAAAAATAATGATAGATGACATAGAGTTTACAGATTGGGATGAATTATATGATTCTAATTTAGAACATGTTTTAAAACATTTTAAAATAAATGATACAAAAGTATTACACAATTACACCAATAAAGGTTTTACTAGCAATGCTATTGTTGAATTAAATGATTGCAAAAAATACATAAAACATGTAAAAATATTTGATAAAGTTAGTCAAGATAATTTAGTATATGGAATTGTTGAAATGGACAATTTAGGAAAAGAACCACTTTATAATTTGTTAGTTAGTAACCAAAAATGTACAATAAATGGAAAAATTTATAATGATTATAATTATGGAGTTGATTCCATATTACAATTACAATAAAATTTTATCTAAAGTTTATGTATAATGGAAATTTCTATTGGCTCATATAAATTTAGAGTTGAAATCTTGATTTTAATTATTGTTGTTGCTTGGATTTTATTTGGTCATTTGTTATGCTCTTGCTGTCTTCTCAGTTTTAAAGAAGGATTAGATATGTTAACCCGTACTCCTAGTCCTATGCTAGAACCTAGTGTTTCTAACGCTGCACCTGTAACTGAAGGATTTGTTAGTTCTAACAATTCTGCAAGTGGTCCTGAATTTTCTGGAGCTAAGGAACCTGGATATATTATGAACCCTGATAAATGGTCTATGCCTAATTTAACATACAGCCCTGGAACCACACCTGATGCTGGCGTGCAATCTATTTTAAATCGTCCTAAGCAACCTATTCCTTTACCTGAAGGTGAATTAGATATGTTTGCTACAACTGAATTTAAGCCTGAGTGCTGCCCTAACGCTTATTCATCTAGCACTGGATGCGCTTGCATGACAGTTGACCAATACAATGCACTTCGTCACAGGTTTGGTAACAATGTTCCTTATTCTGAATATTAATTTGTTACGTTAATAAATAATAATACTTAAATATACATTATTATTTATAACACTGAATTTTTTTACCTTTACAATCATAAACCCAAATTTCATAATTATATCCCAACTCCTTCCCAGCATCTTTTTTTAGAAATACATTACCTTTTTTAACCGTCCAAGATGATTTAACTTCAATACAGAGATTTTTAGAAGGTATAAAAATATCAACATAATGTCTATGTAGTTTATCATTATCATCTTTATACCAAATTTTTGGCACATTTTTAGTTCCAATGATTATATCATTTTCTTCAATGTTATCTAGATTTAATAAGTCATTTAACGCAAAATGCTCATAACCTTGAACTAATTCAGTTTTACCAGATGGAAAAATAAACTCTTTTTTACAATATGATTTTTTGATTATTTTTTCCATAATTTCAGCATTTTGAGATACATTTTCAACACCATACTTTTCTAAACAAGATTGTTTAATTTTATCCTTTATTTCTTCTGCTTGAAATGAATATTCCACTCCATATTTTTCTAAGCACGTTTCTTTAATTTTATCTTTAATTTCTTCAGATTGTGATGCATATTTAAATCCATAATTTTCTAGATTTTTTAGTTTAACTTTATTTTTAAATTCTTGTGTTTGCGATATATGTTCTACACCGTATTTTTCTAAATATGTAGGAATAGATTTATCCCTAATTTCTTTAATTTGTAATACATGCTCAACTCCATATTTTTCTAAATTATTGTTAATCAATGTTTGTTTAACTTGTTTTGACTGAGTTGGATATTCAACGCCAAAATTTTTATAACAAGTATCTTTCTTTTTTTGCTTTATTTCTTCAGACTTTGAAGGATGTTCAACTCCATATTTTTCTAAATAGGATTTTTTCTTTTTTTCTTTAACTTCTTCTGATTGATTAGGACTGTTTACACCATATTTAGCTAACCAAGTTTGTTGAACTTTATCTTTAACTTCTTCATTATGTAATACACAACTAACACCATATCTTTCTATATTTGTTAGTTTAACTTTATCTTTAATCTCTTGAGATTGTGAGCAATATTCAACACCATATTTTTTAATATTAGTCTCTTTAACTTTATTTTTAAATTCTTCATATTTCATTGGATTATCAACACCATATTTTTCAATAAGTGTATTTTTAACCTTAGATAATCCAGATTTAGTGCTACATTTTAAACAATAACCATTTGTTTTAACAAGTGAACGAAAACTTTTAGAAAAAATATTTTCGCATTCGTTATTCAAACATTGACCTTGAATAACAGTAAATATATTCAATATATTACTTGAATAATCTTCTAATAAAATAATATTATTTTGTTCAGAAAATTCTTTAAGTCGTGTATAGTCGTATCTCATTATATAACTATCAAAGTGTTTCTTTAAGTAGTTTTAATAATATATCATTTCTTAGTAATTTTACATAATTCACAATATACAATCATTTTACTCCTATCAGGGTCAATATCAATTAAATCATTTATCCATTGATGTTTGCAACATGTTATATGTTTGTAATTTATATAATTTTTATAGTCAGTAAGTAAAAACATAAGTTCTTTTAACCCTCTATCATTTAAAATACCATTTAAACGATTAATAATGTCAGAATTTTCATCAAAGTATGTATTTTTATTTGCATTTATGTCATTTTTAATTTCTTTTAATAATATTCTTGAATTATACAATGACATTATTAAATCACTAGATAACTTATCTATTTTTTTTAAAATTAAAGATTCTGATGACATAACTGTTATTAGATAATGTTATTATATTTTTATATTATTTTACGTTGGTTATGTTTTACATATACAATACAAGAAATATTAGAAAATAAAATAACAAAAGTACATTTAACAAATTACTTGAAACATAGTTATAAAATATATAAGTAATAATTATGTTTTTGTCTCATTTTTCTTTTCGGTCGGTGTAATCTGAATTTGGGTTCTGTGACTTAATATAGTTACTTTTGGTTTGGAAAAATTATCCGATTCCGAAAATTAATAATATTAAAATTTACAACTTCAATGATAGTTGGAGAATTATTCATATCCAAACCCACTGAAAAAATGCCATACATATTAATTATATAATAATTTGTAGTATAATTAGTTTGGTTTACAGAGTTAATCCATTCAAAATTACTTGAAGCAATGTCTTCATCTTTAAATAATACAATTTGACCATTACTAGAAAAAAACATTAAACCATTTGATTTATTTTCTTGTAAAACAGGAGTGGACCAAATTTTAAAAATTTGGGCTGGTTCATTTGTATAATACATTTGTATTTTTGCACAGTTTCCATTTCCTGAATTATTAGTTTTAACTGATAATTCATAATATATATTATCAGAAACCTTAAAGTTAATAGTTGTTCCCTGTAATAATGCAGTACCTCCTGGTATAACTAGACAACCTGTAGACTTAATGAAGCGCTTATCCACCTCATTAGCAGCAGAAGCAGCAAAAGCAGTAGCAAAAGCAGTAGCATTAGTATTAGCAGCAGCAGTAGCAGCAGTAGCAGCAGCAGCATCAGCAACATTTTTAGCAGTAGCAGCAGTAGCAGCAGCAGCATCAGCAACATTTTTAGCAATAGCAGCAGCATTAGCATCAGCATTAGCAGCAGCAGCAGCAGCATCAGCAGCAGTAGCATAAGCAATAACAGCACCAGGAGCAGTTAAAGCAGCAGTTATAGCAGCAGTAGCAGTAGCAGCAGTAGCAGTAGCAGCAGCAGCAGCTGCAGTATTAGCCGCATTAGCCGCATTAGCAGCACTAGCAGCAGTAGTAGCAGCAGTAGCAGCAGCAGCAGCTTTAGTAGCAGCATCAGTATTAGCCGCATTAGCAGCATCAGCAGCACTAGCAGCAGCAGCAGCACTAGCAGCAGCAGCATTTTTAGCAAGAGTAGCATTAGCAGCAGTATCTCTAGCAGCAGCAACAGCAGCAGCATCTCTAGCAGCAGCATCAGCAATATTTTTAGCAATAGTAGCAGAATTAGCATCAGCATCAGCTACATTTTTAGCAGCAGCAGCAGCAGCAGCAGCATCAGCAATAATTTTAGCAATAGTAGGATTAGTAGCAGCAGCAGCATCAGCAATATTTTTAGCAATAGCAGCAGCATTAGCAGCATTAGCAGCAGCATTAGCATCAGCAGAAGCAATATTTCTAGTAATATTAGCTCTAGCATAAGCATCAGCAGCAGCAGCTGCAGCAGCAGCAGTTCTAGCAGTTCTAGCTCTAGCATCAGCAGCATCAGCATCAGCAGCAGCAGCTGCAGCAGCAGCAGCACTAGCATCAGCTTTAATTTTAGCATCAGCAGCAGCAGCAGCAGTTCTAGCAGCAGCATCATTAGAAGCAGCAGCAGCATCAGCAATATTTTTAGCAATAGTAGCAGCATTAGCATCAGCAGCAGCAGTATTAGCAGCAGTTCTAGCAGCATCAGCAGCAGCAGCAGCAGCAGCAGCAGTAGCAGTTCTAGCAGCAGCAGCAGCATTAGCAGCAGCATTATTTCGTATAAACGAAGAAAAACCACTAGGAGCAGCAGCAGCAGTTCTAGCAGCAGCATCAGCCTTGGCAGCAGCAGCAGCCTTGGCATCAGCATCAGCTGCAGCAGCCTTGGCAGCAGCAGCACTAGCATCAGCTTTAATTTTAGCAGCATCAGCATTTCTAGCAGCAGTAGCAGCAGGAGCAGCAGCAGCAGTAGCAGCATCAGCTGCAGCAGCCTTGGCAGCAGCAGCACTAGCATCAGCTTTAATTTTAGCAGCAGCAGCAGCATCAGCTTTAATTTTAGCAGCAGCAGCAGCATCAAAAGCAGCAGTAGCACCAGCAGTAGCACCAGCAGCAGTTAGAGCAGCAGTTAGAGCAGCATTAGCATTAGCAGCAGCAGTTAGAGCAGCAGAAGCAGTAGCATCAGCTTTAATTTTATCAGCAGTCTTTTCAGCAGCAGCCTTGGCAGCAGCAGCCTTATTAGAAGCAGCAGCAGTAGAAGCAGCATTAGCAGCAGCAGAAGCAGCATTAGCAGCCTTGGCAGCAGCATCAGCTGCAGCAGCCTTGGCAGCAGCAGCAGAAGCATTAGCAGCAGCAGTATTAGCAGCAGTAGCAGCAGTAGCAGAAGCAGCAGAAGCAGAAGCAGCAGCAGCATCAGCTTTAATTTTAGCAGCAGCACTAGCATCAGCTTTAATTTTAGCAGCAGTAGCTGCAGCAGCCTTGGCAGCAGCAGTAGAAGCCTTTTCAGCAGCAGTAGAAGCCTTTTCAGCAGCAGTAGCAGCAGCAGCAGTAGCAGCAGCAGTAGCATTAGCAGCATCAGCAGCATTAGCAGAAGCAGCAGCAGCAGAAGCATTAGCAGCAGCAGCAGAAGCATTAGGATTTTCAAAAAAATATAATCCTCGTTTATCAGTAGTGTTTTTAGTTACATTTGCGTTAGATGGAGTAAAATATTTTATAATATATGAATTAATAAGTTTTTCATTAGCTAAAGAAACATCCAAGGATTTATCTAAATATTTTGTAAATTCTTGTTGAACTTTTTCTTTAATATAGTTGTCAAATATTTCAGAAAGAGATTCAGAAAGAGATTTTTCTAAGTTTTGAAAAAAACTCATTTTATATTATATATAACTATAATATAAAAATTTATTCCATCATTTAATTCGTTAAAATAAAATGTATTAAATGTCAAAATAATATATTAAATGGATAAAAACAAATCTCATAGTGAAAAATCTGATTTTAAAAATTATTTTAAAAATCATCAAAACAGAATTAAGGAAGAAAAGGAAAAAGGAAGAGAATTATATAAATTTGAATCAAACAAAATTATTAACGAAAGAGCATTTAATAATATTAGCGATGAAGAATTACTTGATGACAAAAATAAACATTTAATAGACGATATACTAAAAAAACTTCAAATATGTGTTGATAATAAATGCACTAATCCACGCTGTAAAAATTTATTTTATTTATATACTAACAAAAAAGTAGGTTCGACTTGCTTATGGGGTTCTATAAATTTATATTTAACACATATTTTCAGAACATTTCATTACCATAATATTGGAGATTTAGAAAGAGAACAAATTTATGGTATAAGTTTAAAGCAATTATTTACAATTTTAAAAAAATATAATAAAAATGTATTTGTAGTAGACATTTATCGTCCTATTTTTGATATTTGTTTATCAAATTATTTTAATGAATTAAATTTACATTTTCAAAGAGACTTTGATATATATCCTGAATTTGAAAATAAAGATACATTTATTCATCGTTTTTTAAATCTGTTTGATTACTATCATGATAAACATGATTTTGATTATTTTAAAGATGAATATGATGTTAAAGATTTTACTGAATTTGATTTTCATAAAAAACACTTGATTTATAATGATGGGTCTATAAAATATATCAAATTAAGATTATGTGATTCTTCAGAATGGAATAAAATATTGACTCCATATTTAGGTTATAATTTTAATATAGTAAAACATAATGAAACGAAAACAAAATCATGGGGTAAATTTTATGATTATTTTAATGAAAATTTTTTTATTACTACAAATATTTATAATAAAATAAAAGATAATGAATCTTTTAAAATATATTATTCAGAAGACGAACAACAAAAGTATTTGAAAAAATTCGAAAATAGGATTAAAGATGAAAATCCATTTGGGTTCCAAAATAAAGATACATTATTTTATTTTAGTATTATGAATAAAAATGAAGCTAAAGAAATATTGTCTTATTTATCATTAGAATCAAATGCTCCAATAGCAACTAATTGTCCTTGCAATGTTTGTGATATTAAAAGGAAAGAAATTGTTAATAAACATGGAATAAACAAAGATAAAGATAAAGATAAACCTAGTTTAGCAAAAAATCTAGTTGTAAATAGAAATTTTATTAGACCACAAAAAAGAAATATTGGTTTGATGAATTTTGGAATGTAATGCAATAATATTATATTATATTATATTATATTATAATATAATGTCTTATAATGTAGATACTTACCCAAAAACAGTAAATTTAGAATCTTCTCTTCCAGTAAATTCTCACATGAAACGCGTTGTAACATCTAAGTGTCCAAATGGACCAAATCCTAAATGTCTTAAAAAAAGTTATAATATTCCAAATGGACCAAATAAATGCCGTAACAAAAATTGTCATATTCCAATTGCTGGTTCTGGTTCTGGGGGACAAGCAAATAATTGGCCCACGCTAGATGGTTATAAGTGTGTTGGACATATACAGGCTACACCTTCGAACCCACACATATTATATTGTGTAACAAAATATACTGGTATTAGTATGAATGCAAATGGAGGTGGCATACCAGGGCAGTGTCAAATATCCCCCAATGCTACTGCACAAGGAGTATGGATTAATAATCAAAATCCTAATAATATAATTCGTGGAAACATGAAGAACTGGGACTCAATTCAGCATTTTGGCGCATGCCCAAGTGGCACTTGTAGCATATTCCAATGTCCAATGATGATTAATGGTACTCTACATTTAGGCGTAACATTTACTGCACTTTGTTAAAAATAATATTTAGTAATATATATTATATTATAATATAATATAATGTCTTATAATGTAGATACTTACCCAAAAACGGTAAATTTAGAATCTTCTGTTCCAGTAAATTATCAAATGAAACGCGTTGTAACATCTAAGTGTCCAAATGGACCAACATTAAAATGTCTTAAAAAAAGTTATAATATTCCAATTGCTGGTTCTGGTTCTGGGGGACAAGCAAATCATTGGGGTCAACTTAATGGAATGACTTCTAACCAAACATGTGTTGGACCTAAATTCGAAATTACTGCAAGTAATATGAAGGCACTTGGTTGTATAACAAAGTATAATGGTGTTAGTCGGTGTGCAACTTCTAGTTCTGGTACATCGGGGGTATGTCAAGTATCTCCTAATGCTACAGCAAAAGGATACTGGGTAACTGACAATGGACAAAATCGTGGTACTATACAAAATACAGAAGTAGTTACTCGATATGGTTATTGTCCCAATGGTTCATGTCAATATTTTCAGGCTAGATGTAAATATGGTAATAATTCTGGTCTTATGTCTTTTACCGCGGTTTGCAATACATGTAATCAATAGGTTTATATAAAATTATAATTGCATATATTATAATATAATGTCTATAAATACTTATCCAAAGACAGTAAATTTAGAATCTTCTGTTCCAGTAAATTATCAAATGAAACGCGTTGTAACATCTAAGTGTCCAAATGGACCAACATTAAAATGTCTTAAAAAAAGTTATAACATACCAATTGCTGGAAATCAAGCAAATAATTGGGGCACAATACAAGGGCACTCATGTAAAGGACCTATAGGTCAATGGCACAATGTAATTACGGATAATGCTGGTACTACACTTAGTGCGTGCGTAACAGCATATCCTGGAATTACTCAAAATACAGCTTTATTATCAGGCTATTGTAAATATTCTCAAGTTAGCGTAAATGGACAATTTATTATTAAAAACAATAACGGAACTGTTATTCGTCAAGGTACTGTTCACAATGTATCACCTGTACTTTTAGGAAATGTAGAAGGTTATGCATGTGGATTACGGTCTGGAGTGTATCCTAGTTGTCAATTTTTTAATGCTAATTGTGTACGCAATACTGGTGTTCCACAGCATGACCTAAATTTAGTATTTTCAGCAGTATGTAGTTACTAATGTTTAATGTTACACATATAAGTAATATAACGACGGGTTAAATGTGTCGGCCTTTTTAATCAATTTATCTACAATATCTGTTGTCACTGTAAATGGAAATTCCACTTTAATGGACATATCTTGTTCAAACAAATTTGACCCAGGCTTCATCAACCTGTATAAGTTTAATTTAGTATGAATAATTTCCAAACAACGTTTTAAATTTCGAACACCATCTTCTTTATTACAGAAATTATCAAACAAATATTGAATCGTTTTCTCTGGAATAATTACTTGCTCATCTGAGAACTTTACTTGTTCTCTAATTTTTGGAAGCAAATAATTATTTGCAATATTTATTTTTTGCTTATGATTGTAACCCTTTGTTTCTATTCTATACATTCTATCTTTCAAAATTGGATTAACCTTTGATTCATCATTGTAACTGAAAATAAACAAACACTTGCTTAAATCAAAATCTATATCTGAGAAATATTTATCATGAAATTGAGAATTTTGAGATGTATCTGTTAAATGGGTTAAAATTCCAGCAATTTCTTCACCTTTTGGCGTATCACTTATCTTATCCAATTCATCAAAATATATTACTGGATTCATGCATTTACTGTCAATCAATATTTGCACTATTTTACCCCAACTAGAACCTTCATATGTATAACCATGGCCTTCTAAGAAACTACTGTCTGTTGCACCACCTAATGCTATAAAAGCAAATGGTCTATTCAGAATTTTACTAATGCCTTCTTTAACTAGTGTCGTTTTTCCAGTACCTGGAGGCCCATGAATAGCTATTGCGCTTCCAATTGACTTTGGATTAGTAATAAGTTGTCCTAACATTTGCATTATTTGCATTTTTGCATCGTTTAAACCATATACAGAGTCATCCAATATTTTTAATGAATTTTCCATAAAATCATGACAATCACTTACACCGTCTTGTATGCTAATCGAAAGATTGCTATAAGTTCCAAAAGGAATACGCATAAATGTGTCAACCCAGTTTTTAATTTTGTAATATTCTCCTGAACCAGGTTCCATGTTTCTTAACGAATTTATTTTTTTTAAGGCAGCAGCCTTAAATATGACTGGAATGTCAGATTCAATAAGTGTAAGTCTATAGGGCTTTTCAACGCGTGTAATCTTGTTAATTTCTCTTAGTTCTTTGATAATTTTCTTTTGACAATTAATGTCCATTTTTTTGTAAAACTCAAAATCATTCATTGTATTTTTATCACGCATAATCTTTCTAAATATGCGTTCATTTCTTTGTTTTTCTTTTTTGTCACGTTTTTCCTTTTTTTCCTTCTCTAAAGAAATATCCTTTTTGTAAAGATTAATGCATTTTTTTATTGACCTATCATTTGGATTTAATTCTTGAAGTTTCATTAGATTTTGTAAAATTTCAGAATCATCTTTTTCTTCTTCTTTATCTTTTTCTGCTTTTTTTTCCTCTTTTGTATTAACTGATTGTTGTCTTTTATTTTTACTACTACTTCTAGTAATTATTTTATTTCTCTTGTTTTTTTCACAATAAGAACTATCTTCTGATTCATTTTCAGATTCTGAACTAATAGGGTCATCTTCATTTTCTGTATCTGAATCGGAACATGTTGACCATTCTTCTGCTTCATTCTTGTTTTCTTCGCGTGGATTAATAGTAAGAATTAAGTTAATTTTGCTATTTTTTTTCTTTGTTCCTTCTTCTAGTTCCTCATTTTCTAAATCATTTTCATCTTCTAGTTCCTCATCTTCATCTTCATCTTCATATTCATATTCAGGAACTTCTTCTGAATCATCAGACCCTAATGTTTCTTCGGAATCAGATTCAATAATAGTCTTCTTTTTTTCCTTTCCTTTTCCTCTAATACCAGACTTCTTTTTGATAAGTTCTTCATCATCATCAGAATTATTTCCCTCATATTTTCTTAACTTTTTCTTTAATTTTTCACCTGCTTTAATTTTCTCGTTAAGATGTTTGGATGGAAATATTTTAGACAAGAATTTACGATATTCATGACCATCAAATTCTTCTTCAGAATCATCTGTATGATAGTCACTGTCACTTTCAGAGTCGTCGGACGATTCAATCATATTTCTCTTTCTTTTCTCTGATTCCTTCTGTTTATTAGACATTTTAGACTTTAATTTAATATCTCTGGGCATACAATTGTTTATTAATTATTAAATTGTGTTTAATATATTTCAATTTTTTATTTATTGTTTTTGTTTATTTCTATATAGTTAAATAAAAATAAGTATTTTAACATAAAATAAAATTGAAATAAAACAATCTAAATATTGTTTGATATATATAAGAAGCATGCACAAGAATTCTGGAAATATGAAGAACAATATTTGCTCAAAAGTTATTGGTATTCAGTTTAGTATATTATCTCCTGATGAAATACGTAAGGGTTCTGTTGCTGAAATAACAAGCAAAGAAGCTTATATTAATAACAAGCCTGTTATTGGTGGTCTCTTTGATCCTAGAATGGGTGTTTTAGAGCCTGGTTTAATCTGTCCAACAGATGGTTTAGACTATATGAAAACACCTGGTTATTTCGGTCATATTGAATTGGCTCGTCCCGTATTTTATGTTCAATACTTAGCAACAATTCAAAAAATTTTACGATGCGTATGTTTTAAATGCAGTAAGTTACTTATTTCTAAAGATAAATACAAACAAGCACTAGGAATGCAACAACAAGCTCGTTGGAAATATGTTTATGAGTTATGTAAGAATGTAAAGCGTTGTGGTGAAGATACCGAAGATGGATGCAGTTGTGTACAACCTAATAAGATTAAGAAGGAAGGCATGGCATCATTGTATGCTGAATGGGCTAATGCAAATCCTGAAGAAGGTGAATCAGAAACCATTGTCATTCCGTTGACTCCTGAACTGGTATTAAAAATATTCAAAAGAATTTCTGATGAAGATGTAACTTTTATGGGATTTAGTCCTATTTGGTCCAGACCAGATTGGATGGTTTGTCAAGTATTGGCTGTTCCACCTCCTGCAGTTAGACCTTCTGTGAAACATGATGCTCAGCAACGTTCTGAAGATGATTTGACACATATTTTGGTAAATATATTGAAAACAAATAAAACATTACAAGAAAAGCTGCAAAATAATGCACCAGAAAATATTGTCAGTGATTGGTCAGTTGTATTGCAATACCATATAGCATCAATGGTTGACAATAATTTGCCAGGTGCCAGTCCAGTAGCCCAACGTTCAGGACGACCCTATAAATCAATTAAAGATAGATTGAACGGAAAGGGTGGTCGTATGAGAGGCAATTTGATGGCAAAACGTGTTGACTTTTCAGCGCGTTCAGTTATTACTGCTGACCCTAATATTTCTATAAAAGAACTTGGTATTCCTATGAAGATTGCAAAAAATATTACTAAACCAGTTGCAGTAAATAAAGTTAACCGTGCTTTTCTAACAAAATTAGTGCAAAATGGTCCAGATGTGTGGCCTGGCGCTAAAATATTAGAAAGGAAAAATGGTGAATCTGTAACATTGCGCTATTTAGATAGAAAATCCATTGTACTAGAAGACGGCGACATTGTACATCGTCACATGATGGATGGAGATGCTATCTTATTTAATAGACAACCTACACTACATAGAATGAGTATGATGTGTCATATTGCTCGTATTATGAAGCGTGGAGATACGTTCAGAATGAATGTTGCGGACACAAAACCTTACAATGCCGATGAACTTTTTGTGATGATAAGTTGTCACAGAAATGACTAAAATGTCAACGTCGTCAACAGGGGGCGTTAAAAGCGTGATACCCCCTAGTCTTTTATTAGGCGAGACTTCTTGTTGCGGGAAACCCCTTAGAGCTTTCACTACCACTCACTTTTGGAAACATTTGTGAGGAACTCGGTTAATAGCCGAACCCAATGGTAATAATGTGAAGGATTGGGCAATCCGCAGTGTTACTTTCTAATTCCGTTATGGTAAGGAAATGAAAGGCACTCAGAGACTGAACGGAAGGCGGTGGATAATGATGGTTTAGCCAACCTGAATCTGCTTAAGATACAGTCCGGCCCTTTGGGAAACCTTAGGGAACAACCGTTTGACGGGGATAGACATATGTAAATTACATTTTGTCCCCAACAGGGAGCGTGAAAAGCGTGTTACTCCCTAGTTAAATGATTCTTAATAAAAAGCACTTAAATATAAAATATTGTATAAAATAATATGGAACTATCAAAACGATTAAAACTGTCAAAACAAATTATAGACAACCCAACCGAAAGATATTGTGAAATATATAAAATAACTAATATTATGAGTGGTAAAATGTATGTGGGACAAGCAGTTTCTCATATATTAAATCACAAAAGATATAGACCATATGGACATGAATCTAGATTTAGAAGTCACATATCAGAAGCTTTCTCAACAAAAAAGAATCAATCTCATTACTTAAACAATGCTATTAGAAAATATGGTGTTGAAGATTTTGTGGTTGAATTGCTAGAATGTTGTGAATTAACTGATTCAGATGAGCGCGAAATACATTACATCAAAGAGTTTAATACTTTATATCCACATGGTTATAACTTAAAAAACGGAGGTAATGTATTTACTCATAGTGACGAGAGTAAGAAAAGAGTATCCAATGGCGTAGTAAATTTTTATAAAGATAAAAAATTTGAAAGATTTAAAGATATAAAATACATTGGTGATGATATTGAAAAATATATTAAACCATTAAATAAATATAATGAACAATATGGTTGGTACGTCTATATAGATAGAATTAAAGCTGATTTTGGTGGAGTTCATATTCCATTAGATAAAAGTAAAATAAGTGCAATACAATTTATAGAAAAATTAAAGAATCATTTAGCAAAACACCCTGATGCGGGAAACCCCTTAGAGTCCTTAACTACCACCTCATAATGGAAACATAATGAGGGAACTCGGTTAATAGCCGAACCCAATGGTAATAATGTTGAGGAATTGGGCAATCCGCAGTGTAACTTCCTAAAGTCGTTTGGTAGACTATGGAAGGCATTCAGAGACTGAACAGGTGTTGGTGAGCGTTGAAGGATTAGCCATCCTGAGCTTGCTTAAGATACAGTCCGTCCCCATTGGAAACATTGGGGAAATTCATGGAAATGAATTTGCACATGCCTCAGGATCCAGAATCTGAGTCAGAACTTCGTAATTTAGCAGCAGTTCCATATCAAATTATTAGTCCTGCTAACAATTCAGCAATTATTGGTATTTATCAAGATTCAATGCTTGGTTCATATCAATTTACACGTGAAAACATAGAATTTACACAAAAAGATGCAATGAATTTACTCATGATGTTTAATCGTGTTAACACTTCTACTTTAAAAAAGAAACGTAATGAAAAAGTTTCAAATTTTGAAATATTATCACAAATTATTCCACCACTTACTTTAAAGGTCAAAAATAAACAATTCAATTCTGATAAAGAAAAAGCCAGCGAGTCTAATAACATTATTGAAATTATTAACGGAAAGTATATTCGAGGACAATTAGATAAGGGCATTTTAGGTTCTGGTACTAAAGGCCTTATTCACCGCGTTTGCAATGATTTTGGCAATATGGCATCTAGTCAATTTATTGATGATTTACAAAACATTGTTACTGAATACATGAAACAAAGTGCTTTCAGTGTTGGAATCAGTGACTTAATTACAGATAATAAAACCAACGAAAAAATAGTTTCTATTATTACAGAAAAGAAAACAGATGTTAAATCATTGATTGACCAAGTACAAATTGGAGTATTTGAAAATAACTCAGGAAAGTCTAATGAACAAGAATTCGAAACTAAAGTAACAAATATTTTAAGTAAAGCACAAAATGATGCAGGAAGAGAAGCATTAAATAATTTATCACATGATAACCGTTTTGTTGTCATGTTTAATGCTGGTTCAAAAGGTTCTGAGCTAAATATTCAACAAATGACTGCATGCTTAGGTCAGCAAAATGTGGATGGTAAACGCATTCCATATGGATTCGACAACAGAACTTTACCACATTACACTAAGTATGATGATAGCGCAATTGCTCGTGGATTTGTTGAAAGTTCATATATTAACGGATTATCACCACAAGAGTTGTTCTTCCATGCAATGGGTGGTCGTATTGGTCTTATTGATACTGCAGTCAAAACATCAACCACTGGTTATATTCAAAGAAGATTGATTAAGGGTTTAGAAGATTTGATGGTAAACTATGATATGACAATTAGAACAAACAAAAGTAAAATTGTCCAGTTCTCATATGGCGATGATTCAATTGATACTGTAAAGGTAGAAAATCAAGATTTACCTATTGTTGAAATGAGCATACAAGATATTTACTCTCATTACGCAATAATTGATGATAAATCAAAGTCAAAGAGTTTAGCTGGCATGTTTACAAAATCAGCTTATACTAGACAAAGAAAGCAATTAGATGCTATTGAAGAAAAATCAAAGAAATATATTGATTTAATGATTGAAGCAAGACCTGAGTTGCTTAAAAATGTATTTAATGGCAAGTCAGAGAAAACAGTAAGAAGTCCAGTTGCATTTGCTTACATTATCCAAAACGTTATTGGTCAACAAAGTATCAATTCAAACTCACTAGTTGACATTACTATGTTGGAAGCATATGCTGCAATTGAAGACACATTTGCTCAACTTAATAAGATTCGTTTTGCTCAACCAACCAAATTATTTGAGTTACTATATTTCTACTATTTATCACCAAAAGACTTGCTACTTAACAAGCGCTTCAATAAAAAGGCATTGGATTTATTATTACAGACTATTATTTTGTCATACAAAAGAGCCATTGTTGCACCTGGGGAAATGGTTGGAATGATTGCGGCACAGAGCATTGGGGAACCAACTACTCAGATGTCGGAAATATTTTGTGAGCATATTAGATGTGTGAAAATTAACAAGTCTACTAAAAAAATTTCTTCAGTCTTGACAAAAATTGGAGAATTTTGTGATAAAATTATTGAAGCAAATCCTCAATTTACATTTAATACTGGTCACGAAAATAGCGTCGAAACATTATTAGATGCTTTAGATGACGAATATTATATTATTGGAGTGGACTCAAAAGAGAAGACACATTGGAATAAAATCTCACATGTAAGTCGTCACCCAGTTAATGGTAAGTTAGTAAAAGTTGAAACACGAAGTGGAAGAACAGTTACAACTACATTAAGTCATTCACATTTAATTAGAAATAATCAAACTGTTGAACCAATTACTGGTTCTGAATTAAAAGAAGGCATGCGCATTCCAGTAGCAAAACATATTGATAATTCATTTGAAATAAATGTAATTAAGATTGGAGACTTGCATTACGAATTAGATAACCTATTTGGATGGTTTATTGGTGCATATTTAGCAGAAGGAAACATTAACAATTATTCAATTTGTATCACAAATATTTCACAACATTATATTGACAAAGTAAAGGACATTGCATTAAGATTTGATAAGGAAGCTAAAGACACTTTGAGACAATGTGAATATGGTCCTTCAGTTGTAACCAAATTCAATCACAAAGAGTTAGCATTATTCTTATTAGATACATGCAAGACAGGGTCATTTATAAAACAAGTCCCTGATTTTGCTTTTATTGCACCAAATGAATTTAAAGCTGGATTATTGCAAGGCTATATGGATGGTGACGGTAACTTTCAATCTGATGAAAAGCATCATCAAATAAGAGCTTGCAGTCGAAGTGAAAGATTAACAAAAGATTTATCATTATTATTTAATTACTTCGACATATTTACTTCAATAAAAGTTCAAAACGTAAAATCACAGCCAATGTATAACTTATCCATTAGCGCAAAATATTCGGAATTGTATAAAGAAAATATTGGTTCAACAGTTCATATAGATAAACTTGATAATTTGGTTAATTATATTACTAGAAGTGATGCGCATAATTTGTCTGATGAAATTGATAAGATTACTGGTTTAGGAGACATTATTGCAAAATGTGGCAAGACTCTTAAAATGCCAGGTCAAAGCAGTAAATATGGACGTTGGTCAAAGAAGGAATCAATTGGACGCAGAACATTGCAGAAATATATTGAAGAATTTGAGTCACATTCATCTGTCAAACTAATAAATGACGAACTCAATATTTTGAAACAAGCAGCAAGTTCTCATATTATTTGGGATGAAATTGTCAAGCTAGAAGTATATGAACCAAACCAAACAGATTATGTTTATGATTTCACTGTTCCTGCAAATCAGACATTTATGAATGACAGTGGAATTTTAGTGCATAATACACTAAACACTTTCCATTTTGCTGGTGTGGCATCTAAGTCAAATGTGACTCGTGGTGTACCAAGAATGGAAGAAATTCTTGCATTATCTAATTCAATTAAGAATCCTTCATTAACTGTTTATTTAAATCAAGATGAACAATCAGATAAAGATAAGGTAAACGCGATACAGTATATGTTGGAACATACAAAGTTAAAAGAAGTCGTAAAGAGTATTGAAATATGCTTTGACCCTGATGATATGAATACACTAATAGAAGAAGATAAAGAAGCAATGTCTCAATATAGAGAATTTGAACAATTACTGGATGAATGTTTGGAACAACAAGAAGAGTCAGAAGAAGATAAGAGCAAGTGGATTATCCGTATTGAGATGGATGCTGAAGTAATGTTAGAGAAGAATATTACAATGGATGATATAAATTTCACATTAAATAATACATATAAGGATGAAATTAACTGCGTATATTCTGATTACAATTCAGATAAGTTAATATTTAGAATTCGTATGAAAAATATTCTGAAGAATGCGTCTAATAAGAGTAACAAGAAGACAAAAATGAATCCATTAGACCAATCTGACCAAATTTATATTTTGAAAAATTTCCAAGACCAGCTTTTAAATAATATTGTGCTACGTGGCATTAAGAAAATTAACAAAGTAATTATGCGTAAAGTAAAGGACAATCTTGTTGAAAAATCGGGTTCCTATGTTAAGGAAGATATTTGGGTGTTGGATACAATTGGTACAAACTTGTTAGACGTATTAGGTCTAGATTACATTGACAAAAGTCGTACAGTAAGCAACGATATTATGGAAATATACCATATATTAGGAATGGAAGCAGCGCGTCAATGCATATATAACGAATTGATAGAAGTGTTAGAGTTTGATGGGGCATACATTAATGCTCATCACATTTCAATGTTGTGCGATAGAATGACATTTAGTCATAAGTTAATTTCAATTTATAGACATGGCATTAACAATGATGACATTGGTCCAATTGCAAAAGCGTCTTTCGAAGAAACACCAGAAATGTTCTTAAAAGCAGCACGACATGCGGAATTAGATACTTTAAGAGGAATATCCGCAAATGTAATGTGTGGTCAAGAAGGATTGTTTGGTACAGCGGCATTCCAGGTTGTATTGGATATTAATGAAATGTTACTATTAAAAGAAAAGTATAAGTACGAATACGAGGACACTGAAAATATAATCGAAGACGGATTGATTCAAGGCTTAGAAAGTGAAATGGATAAATGCAGTTTAAGAGACTTAACTATGGATAGTCATATAACTTCTATGAAGATTGCAGAATTAGGAGATGTAAATGCATATGACCCTTTTGCATAATTAGTATAACAAGAATAACAAATAACAATAACAATAACAATAACAATAACAATAACAATAACAAATAATAAATAAGATATTAAATATTTATAAATAATGTATATTTAATATGAAAACTTTTTTTAATATGTTATACACATTGATTGGAATAAAAGACAAAATGTATCCAAATGACCCATTTATAGAAAAATATACTTATACTCCATTAGTAGATGAAGATAGTTTATTAAAAACAATGATAAATCAAATATATTTTGATTTTACAAATAAAATAAACAGTATAGACAAAATACATCAAACAAAATTAACTATTTTATCTCTTTTTTCTTTGGCAAAATTTAATGTTTTAAATAAATTGTTAGAAAATGATTTTTGCAAAAAAGAACTTAAGGAAAAACTATTAAATAAATTTTGCAAAGCCCAAAAGATGTATTATGCATTTATTAAGGTGGCAAATATATATAGGCATAAATTTTATAAAACGGTAGTTGATAAAGATTTATCATTAAATTTATTAGATAAAAATAATAGTAGTAATGTTATTACTATTATACATAATAACTCAAAATACTTATTTTCATTAAACGATATAGTAAAAATAGTAGAAAATTCTATAAGTAATTCTCCTAACTTCTTTGCAACTCCATTATGGCCAGTAAATCCATATTGTAGACAACCATTTCTTTTTAGTGATTTATGTAATACTTATTTTCTATTAAAAAAATCGTCTATGATTATGTCTACATTATTTCATTGTTTTTTTCTTTCAAAATTTGAACTAAAAGCATTTGAAATGGACTATGAATGTTTAATAAGAGAATTTTCAATTAAGAAATATGTTTATTGTAGTCCATATACAGTTTTATATAATAGCATATTGAGAATGTTAGAAACAAATCGGTTTACAAAATTATTAATAATTCATCAAGAATTTCCAAAGGATAAATTAGTTCAAATATTTAGACCATTCTTATATTATTATTATATTGTTAATTATTATATACACGGAACTAACAAAATATATGAATATAATAAACTATTAAATTATAAACTTAGAAAATTTTATGAATATAATAAATTATTTGGTCGAAAATTTTACAAATTAACATATATTAATAATTCAACAAAAACAAGAAAAATTGTTAAACAGAAATTATTTAATGATAAACATTTATCTTTTAATTCAATAAAATTAGATTATTTAGATGGTGATAGCGAATCTAATAACAATTATTACCCCATAAATCACTTTACTTTTCGTTTTTATTTAGATAATCAAACGGAACCTCAACCTAGTAGGAGTGAATCTGAATCTGAATCTGAATCTGACTATGATTCTGAATCTCGAACTAGGTCTAGACCAGAATCAAGAGACGAATCTGAATCTGACTATGATTCTGAAACTATATCTGAATTTGAACATGAATCACAAACTGATTCTGACTATGATTCTGACTATGATTCTGAAACTATATCTGAATCTTATTCTGACTATGATTCTGAAACTATATCTGAATCTTATTCTGTAAATGAATGTACAGATGAATATAGTATAGAACCATCTCAGGAAACTTATTATAATTCCGAAGAAGACGGATACGATTCTGTTAGTTGATTTCATCAATAATTTCTACATTTTCTGGTAACAACTTCTTAGTTTTTCTTTTTCCTGGAGGATTTACTCTTAACATTTTAGTGCGTCTTTTCTTTTTGATAACAGGAATTATTTCAAATTCTATTGCTTCTTCTTTCTTTTCTTCTTCTTTCTTTTCTTCTTCTTCTAAAATGATTCTTTGTTTTAGCTTTTTAACCTTTTTCTTTTTTGTTGGCTCTAATAATTCCATTTCTTCTTCAATAAGAATATCTTTTTCCTTTTCTGTTGCATCTATTATTGGTAGAGGTTCTTCAACTATATCAAAATCCAAATTTACTTCACGTAAACCTTTTTGTTTCTTTTTATATTTTGTTGTTATGTCTTTTTCAAATATAACATCTAAATAATCTTCTACTGAAATATAGTTGTCTATTGCGTTTTCAATATTTTTCAAACACCCATTTGTTTTATCTTTTATTTCTTTTAAAGCCACATCTATTTTACCTTTATCATCTATTATAACTTTATACTCAGGAATTTTATTACCTAATCTACGATACATTGCTGGAGTAACTATAAATACATATGAATCACTTTTAGGTTCTGTATAACAAACAAATTCTTTTGCATTATATCTTGTTTCGGGTATTTGTTTACTTGAAATTAATATAGTTGGAATTTTATAATAAACTAACAATAACCATAAATCAAAATTAATAGCAACAAAACCTTCCTGCATAATCATTTGTTCAAAATTTATTGTATTATCTTGCAATTGATTTGCGTCAAATTGTGCTTCCTCTCTTAACACATCTATTATTTTATCTATTCTTTCTTTATTTGTAAACTTATCAGTTAATAGGCTATATTGTTCTACCAAAGCATCCTTTATTTCTTCGAGTGTAACCTTCTTATGTTTTATTTCTTCTATTAAATCAATTATCATATAAACTGAACAATAATTACTTCCACTATATAATACTTCTTTGTAAGAAGTAGGAAAACATTTATTCCAATAACCAGAAGTAATTGATTCTGGAGTTGCCTTGTTACAGTCACGAACATGGTTTGGATTTATAATGTCATCTAATTCTATTTCTTGTTGATAGTTCTGTGATATTATAGGTTCTGCATTATCATAAGTATTAAATTTTGCATATTTATTTATATATGCTGGAATTAAATTCTCAAAAAAGTCAGAATTTAACATATCTTGCAAGACAATAATTTCATCATCTCTTAAATTATACTTTACTTGACCAAATGATAAGTATATTTGTGGTTTAAATACAAATGATTTTATTCTATTATATCGAATCAATTCATCTGCCATTCTTCCATAATAATATATTTCGTTATCTGTACCATTTACTAAATTTTCTTTTGGTAAAACAAGACTACATTTATCATTATTTACAATACATACATTTTCATTTTTATCACAATTAGATTTTGTATTTTTAATACAAGTTTGAACAAAATTTTCATTAACATTTTCATAATTATATCCATTTTTTGTTGATGCAAATATAATACTTTCATCAACTAACTCATGCAACATTTCTATGACAGTATCTAATTGATTTTTATAAAGTACATAGCGTTTATTACATTCATCTTGAATATTTTTTCGTTTATCTGAATTAGAATAATCATTAAATAATATACGTATTGTATTTCTAAATACATTAAAGTAGTTTGTTTCCAACTTAATTCTTTTAATAAAATCTATTCGTTTTGAGTCTTTTTTTGAACTAGTTAAAGTATTAATATCAGCAACTAATGTATCACCTTGGTTTATTGTTTTAATTGAATCGTGTACTGATGATACTGGAACTGGTTCTTTAATAGGAATAAATTGGTTTGTGTTAGTTAAAAATCCAGTAATAAGTTCTTCTTCAACTACTCTACAAAAATATTTAATATTATAGCAATTAGCATTGTTTATATCAGCTGGTTCTTCAAAATTATAATATATTTTTAAAAAAGAAAGTGTATCTTCATATGGTTTCCAAATATCATCATTCATATAAACATAATCATATTCACAACTATGAGTTTCTCTGTCACACGACTTTTTACTTCTTTTTAATGTTGTTAATGACGAAGGATAACATGGTATATAACCTTGCAACCCATCTTTGTTAGTTGCTAAAAGACCTATTACTTTTCCTTGAAAATTTAAAACTTGACTATCTATAGCATAATGACCATCAATTAAATCTTTTATTAAATTATCTAAAAGTGGAGCCTGTTTAAACCTGTATTCATTTGGTTTGCTTAGTAATAATTTACATTTGTCTTTCAATGTTGGTTTTATAATTTTTGCAAAAACAGCTCTTAACGTCTTAGGTAAACTTTTATCGTATTCACTAAATGTCTTAGTAACACGTACTTCTTTTCCGTCATTATTATATCCATAAATTGGTTCAAAATATTTTTCACGTTTAACTAACAAAAGACTACGACGTCTTGCATCATATGTATTCACAGAATAATGATTTGTTGGACAAATTAACTCAACATTGTTAGTTGTATCATCTTCTGGTATTTCTAAAATAATTAAATTAACGCCTGTTTCAAATAAACCAGGATTTGGAATACATACTAAATCCCATAAATAAGTGTAATCAATAGTTATTTTATTGTTTCTTAAAAAATCCTTGAAATTCTCAAACGCTTGAGCAATCTTAATAATAAACTCTTCATCATTATTTTCATTATTTTCATTAATTTCATTATTTTCATTATTGTATCTTTTTGTAACCATTTTTTTTGATTTTGTCTTTTTATAAAGTTTGGTTTCTTTATAATTATTAATATCTACTTCTCTATTTTCATCTGCAAAAGATGACACTAAATCACCATTTTGTAAAAGTATAAATTTATCAATATTTAAAGAATTTATAATAATTTCTTTCATTTCTTTAATGCTTGGTACATCATATTTTACACCTGGTATATACTTATTTAGTAGAGGAGGTTTTATCTTAGCTTTTGAAGTATCATCTTTTTGACCAAAAAATATAGCACTTGCTATACAAGCAATAAAAGATTGATTTGAACTAACTTCGATTCCGTGACGTAAAATACAAGTATGGTTAAATTTTAAACTCATACCTGTTTGACTACTTTTACAATCATCATTTACTTCATGAAGAAATTTTTGCAATGCAACTGGAAGAAACCCCCAACGATATTCACCTAACTGCGGACCATATTTTTCTGGACCTTTAACATAATTTTCTACTTCTAACATTTCTCTTTGCAGGTTTTCCTCCATTTTTTCTTCTTCTTTTGAAACCTTTTGTGAGACATTTTTGTCAAATTTGCCTTGACATATATCTCTACGATTTTTCATCTCAGTTGTAGACCAATTACTATAACAACATGGAATACATAATCCTGAAGGTGTTTTTTGTTTATGAAATCCTGGATATTTCTTTTCATTTGCATCATAAAATTGATACACATATTTACCTTTAGGAACTGTCTTTTCCTTTTTTGGAATAATTGCATCTTCAATTTTTGCAACTTTTGGACCACATTTACCATCCAATATGTCTTGTTCAGTTACAGCTGTGTTAGTTAATAAACACCAATAACGTGGACAAGTATAATAAAATTTCTTTGAACTGTCTGTAGGGTCAGCTCCATATTCAATAAAATCAGCAACTTCATCAAAATTATCTGGATTTTCTTTAACCATTTTTTCTTTTTCTTCTTTTGTCAAAATAATAGGCTGTCTTCTATCACTTAAACTAAAAGGACACATACGAGTATATGCGTCAAATTTTTCACCTTTAGTTTTAACAAAAAGTTGAGGAATACGTTCTTCTAATCTTTCAGAAAATGGATTTGGATATTGAAGTTTCATTCCAGTAATGTCTCTTACTGTATTTATAGAAACATCCTTTACTTTTACTTTTTCTTTTTCTTGTGGTTTTTTATTGTTTTTAGCTTTAGGTTTAATAACAATTATTTCTTCTACTGACTCTTCTTGTTCCTCTGGTTCTTCTACTGACTCTTCTTGTTCCTCTACTGGTTCTTCTTGTTCCTCTGGTTCTTTTTCCTCCTTTGGTTCCTCTGGTTCCTCTGGTTCTTTTTCCTCTGGTTCTTTTTCCTCCTTTGGTTCCTCTGGTTCTTTTTCCTCCTTTGGTTCCTCTGGTTCTTTTTCCTCCTTTGGTTCCTCTGGTTCTTCTGATTTAACAGATTCTGATTTTGTTGACTCACTAGGTAAAGACAAAGACCCCAATGAACCTAAATCAGATAAACCTTCAATAGTATCTTTTATATTATTATCTGAATTAGATGCTAATGATTCAGATTTTAATTTTGCATCCGAATCTGAATCTGAAGATTTTGATAAACTTTCAGATTCTATTTCTTCACTGCTTTCACTATTATTTTTTCCACCTTTTAAATCATTATCAGATTCAGAATCATACCCTAACAAATCCAATAATGTATCCATATTTTCTCCTTCTTTTTCTAAATCTTCTTTATTGTAAACTGGACTTTCATCTTGAAAGCTAGGTACCATATTTTCACTTATTGTCTTTTCTGATTGAGATGTTATATTATCAAATTGTATATCATCTACTTCTTTTTGTGAACACAATTCCTTTATTTCTTGACTCTTAATATCTGAACTATGAATGTCTTGATTAATTCTTACAATAGTATCTAAATAAACAGGCAATACATTTAAATAATAAACATTATTGATTCCACTTACTTCAATTGTTAATTCACTTGTAATTAAATTAGCCGTAAATAATGTTTTGAACCCAGGATTTATTTTTATCATTAGCATACGCTTTTTATTTGCACCACGAATTATTTCCAATTCAGACCTTATTTTAGCTATTAAATCAGTTGCTGATTCTTCATCTAATTCTGGATAGTTTTCAATTAAACTAACTATAATTTCATCTATTTTATATCCTTGGTCTATTTTTTCAATAATAAATGCTTCTTGACTATCTAATTTACTAAAATTGGCAACACGTTTATAACGCATTTGTATACCGCGTTTAAAATCACCAGATTCAATAGTAAATACACTTGAAATGCATCCAATAAATTTATTAATATCAATTGACTTACTGATGTTATACACAGTCTTGAATTTTAAATCACGTATTTCTACATTAATATTTGAAAGTGATTTAAACAATGGTATTTCTAATCCACTTTGTTCAAAAAAACCTTTTATTTGTTCTATTAAAGGATTAACTGCAAGACTAATTATTTGGTCAATATTTTCAAACATATTTTCACCTTGAACTAACAAAATGGGAGATTCAAAATCTAAAAGTGGATATACACTGATATTTCCATTTTCTTCAAATTCACAAGACATATAATATGTTTTTCCACTATAATCTACAGTAGTATAAACAGCAACACAACGATTTTTACCAATATTTCTCATCAATTTAAATATTGCTGCCTTTTGTAAATAGGGTATTTTTTTACCATCTTTTGTCATTTCTGGTGCAAATAATCGATAAATATTTTCTTGTCTTGTTTCTGGATTATATTTAATAAGAGGAAATGATTGAGTAGCATGTATAAGTTTAAATATTACATCAATTGGTATTTTTATTTTAAAATCAGGATACATTGTTGCTTTAACATATGTTACTCCAGTAATACGATTATTTAAAGAAAAATTATCAGATGATTTTTTTGTTTCAAATATATTATAAAACATACTAACATTTTCAAAATTACGTTGTACAGATGATGATAGCAATACATTTGTGTTTTCAATTAATTTTGATTTTTCTTTATCTAATTTATCCAATGTATCAATATTATCTTTATATAAAAATGGATAATAGATTTTTGCACTATATTCACTAGAAATATCATTTATATCTGCTAGTTCATATACATCTTTGGCTAAACATAAATAAATAGTATTTTTATATATTGAACCATTTTCTAAAAGTAAATTACCATTTAATGTTGTCAGTTCTCTTCTAGAACGTTCTAGTAATGGATCAAAACCTTTAATATTAAAAGGATTTGCTATTATAGGATATTCGGTTTCAAATACAAATTTTTGACCTAATGATTTGCCAACATAATAATCACGATTTGGTAAATCTAACTTTAAAATATCATCGAAAATATATTTAGCTTTGTCTTGAATATTAAAATTAATAAGTATTCCATTTTCATCATATAAGTTGTTAGTTATCTGTTCAAATCTAGTTCTTGTTAATGCTATTTTATCATTTTGTGTTAAACTTTGATAAACTGTAATAGGATTTAGTTTTTCTTTAACTAAACAAAATAAATACAGTTCATTTAATGATTCATTTTTTTCACTAGCTTCAAATATTTTAAGTTTAATGCTACCTATATTGTCATCAATATGTATAGATTCTTTTAAAAATATAACATCTATTTTATTTTTATTTATTTCATCAATCTCATGTTTATCAAATATTTGTGAAAATATTTTGTTAAAAGGGTCTCTTTCAAATAAATCATTTGGGTCGTCAACTTCCTCCCTAAAATAATCACCACAGAATACATATATGACATCTGTTTGTTCTTTATCGGTTAATTTATTTACTTTAAATATAGGAAATAATGACATATATATTATATAAATGTTATTATTTTTAACTATTTTCTTTGAATAAATCAAATACATTACTAATCTTAGGTATATGTAATAATCTTTGGTGGATTATCATTTCTATCTTTATATATTTGTGTTTTTTTATCATTTTCAATAAATTTTTTTAGCAAATTATATTGTTTTCCTTCAATATTTTTAATTTCATTTAGCTCTTTATTTATTATTTCCTCTAACATTCCTGTCTTTTTCAATGCTTTATTTTTCAAAAATATATTATGCTCCATTGATTTTATATAAATTATACATATTATTTTTACAATAATATTTTTATTTTACTAATCAGAATCAAAATATTGGTTCAACTTATTATACCCAGTTGGATTTTTTGATTTACAAATATAATGTTTATCAGAAATCATATCAAAACTATTGCAACCTGTTGACTTTACACATATTGCTAAACATTCATCCATTCTTTTGACCCATCTTATCATATTTGCATTAATAATCGTGTTAGTATCTACCTTTATAAAATTATGTTCCATTACTAATTTATATACTATTTTCTTTATATTATATTATATTATATTATATTATATTATATTATATTATATTATATTATATTATATTATATTATAATATATTATATTATATCAAAATTAATTAAAATCATAATAAGGATTATCTGTTATTGTCATGCCACAATAATCTTCTGGTTTTTTTTTATAATCGATTGGATTATATATATTTGCCTCTTTTGCATTTATAAGAAGAAACTTAAAATTAGCCCAAAATTCTCTATTATGCCCTTCTGTTTTTGTCATTACATGTGATAATTCATGTATTGCAACAAATGTTAACGTATTTAAGTCTATTAATTTAGTATCATCCTTTTTCTTATTTAAACAAAACGCAATCTTTTCACCTTTGTTTTCACTATATGCAGTATGTTCACTTGTTGGCAATGTTTCTGAAATAGTAGTTGGATTAAACTTTTGAACAAGCCTTTGTACGTCTTCATTATCTGGATACTTTTTACCACAATATGCAACTAATTCTTTACAATTTTCGGTGACTTTTGCTAACAAATCAGCAGCCAATTGCAATTTACTACGTTCTCTTACACAATAACGTTCTCCATCTACATCTGAAATTATACATTTTAAATTATATGCATCTGATTCACTGTACACTTTTAATCCAACAAAAATAACAAATATTATTATAATATATACTAAAATACTATCTTTATCTAAGTTAATCATTTATTATATACTAACAAAAAGTATTTTTACATATTTATTATTTTTATTTATATGTAAAATAATTCAGTCATAAAAATTACCACCAAACAATAACAACACCATTGCCCCCCTTGCCTCCTGTTCCAATGCTATAATACGTCACCGCACCTCCACCTCCTCCACCATATCCAGTGGATAATGAATTAGTTGCTGGCAACCCATTTAAACCATACCCATTATTAGTGCTTGGTCCGCCAGTAGACCCTCCACGCCCTTGACCACCTAACCCTCCATAAAAATAATTAGACGTATACTTGCCCCCGCCACCTCCACCTCCAGCACTAAAATTATTACCTGCGAATGTAAATGTATAACCACCATTTACATTAGTTACAGCATCATTACCATTTGCTTGATCTGCACCTCCAGGACCACCACCACCACCGCCTGTACCACCTGGACCCTTTCCTGCAACACCACCATTTCCACTATCACTTTCAAAATGGTAACCACCCCCTCCTCCGCCTGCAGTACCAATATCAGTAAAACCTGAATCATTTCCATTAATTCCTGGATTAGCTGAGTCTCCTCCTGCCCCTCCATTTCCAACTGCTATGTTATATTCCTTGTCTGCTGTTGCAGTTAATATTCCATAAAATCCTGCTCCCCCTCCCCCACCACCACCATATTTTTTACTGGTTGATGCACTTCCTCCTCCTCCTCCTCCTCCAATTATAATAACATTAATTTGAGTGTCTTTACTAAACTTAATTGTTGAAGTTGCAGACCTTGATGAATCGTATACTTCAAAAAGATAACTATTTGTCTGTGGACTACTTATAGAAGTATTATCTATATTATTTGCTGTTACGACTAAAGGCATTATTGGAGCAGAAAAAATGCTGCTTAAATCAACATCATTAATAGCATATCCGGTATTATATGTAACTCCAGTTCCTGGTAAAAAAATATCTGTTAAATCTTTGTTTAAACTTGTAGAGAAATATCCTGTTTGATATGTTAATGGTGTACCATTACCTAATGGTTGGAATATATCCGCTAAATCAACTAAAGTTCCAGTATTGGGGTTTAATGTTGTAAACCCAGTTGGTGCATTGCCGCTCATAATTTATACATTATGTATAAATTATAATTTTCATAATTAACAGTAAACATTAGAATAAATTATTTTTCTTTTTCTTTTTCATAAAATTCATCAATCAAATTTAATGATTGTTTTCCGTCCCATATAGACCCTGACCCTTGATGAACTATAAAAACGTCATTATATCCTTTTGCTTCTGTTTCTACATTTATTGCGCCATTTTCTTTCAATAATCTAAATAAATTATTTATCCATAATTTATGATGATCAGCAATAAAATATAAATTAGGATTAGTACAATTATTATAATCTTCTAATATTTTTGCTAATTCTTGTTTATCTGGTGTTCGTAAAAATAAGTCTATTTTGTTATCATCATAAAAATCATATTCATTTTCTCTACCATATACTTCTCTCATACATTCTTTATAATCATCTCCATTTATTAAACCATCAGGACAACCATCCCATTCTGG